AAATGCCTTGTTTTTATAACGGGGGACGGTCGCGCTTCGCGGCGGCTGCCTCGCCCAGAAGCTCCTGGTAGGCGGTCAGCAGCCGCTCAAATTGGTCCTTCAGCTTGCGGTAGTACTCGGCCGCCCCGGATGCGGCCGCCAGCTCGCGGTCGCGCCAGGCAATCTCCGCCGTGGCCTCGGCCAGGCGCTTGTCAAGCTCGGCCTGCACCAGCAGCGCGCACTCGTAGCAATCGACGCGGGTGCAGTTCCTGTCGAGGTGGGCGAGCGACTGAAGGCTCATCACCACGAAGCCCTCGGGAATGCCCCACGCAGGGCCACGCGCGAGGTATGAGACGGACCTGCGCAGCTCGCGGCCGGTGTACTTGCCCGGTGGTTCCTTGGCCCACTCGACCGTGTGCGGTCCGAGATCGGGAGCGAAGCCCGGGGGGTATGGCGTTCCGCCCTCCCACTCCCGGCGCGGCACCCATTCCTTGAGCACCAGCACGTTGCCGGGGTCGAAGCCCCGATCGTCGCGCCGGAACTCGAAGGTCTTGCGCCCGCAGCGGAGCGCCTCGAATGGGTCGGGCCATGTCTTCAGCTCGTGGACCACGTCCGGGCGCCAGTATTGCAGCTCGTTAAGGGTCATCGCGCCGGCCCCACCGTGCCGTCAGGGTGGAGGGCCACGAGCTGGCCGGCCTCGATCGGCTCGCGCGCCACCAGCGGCGTCACCTCGCGCATGCCATGCATCTGCACCCAGCGCCGCAGGGCCTCCAGGTCGATGAACACCGGCAGGCCCAGGCTGTTGGCCAGGTCGACCTCGGCGCGCGTGCCCTTGCTGGTCTCGACGTGCGCGACGTCGAAGACGTAGACGGCATCGCACCGGCGCAGCAGCTCGGCCGTGCCGGCGTACCAGAAGGCTTCGGTCTGCGCCGAAATCATGTTGACCGTAATCGAATGCGGGACAACCGGCATTGCGCCGCACCCAGCAACGCTGATCCCGGCGAGTTCGGCGGCGAAGACGTTCTCGCGGATGCTCTTGGGGCCGGCGTTGAAGGCCCCAGCGATGTACACCAGCTTCACGGCCGCGCCTCCCGGTCGATGCCCCGCGCCTTGTCGTTCGCGGCCATCGCCTCGAGCACCGCCAGCTCGATGCGCGCGTCCCGCACGATGGGCCCCATCTGCGCCCACAGCGCATAGGCCGCCTCGTGGTGCAGGTGGATCAGGTGCTGCTGGTCCACGCCCACGACCCGCAGCAGGCACAGCTGGGCGGTGCCGGCGGGCCTCTCGATCGAGACCGCGACCGGGGGCGGATGCCCCGGCGCTGCGGGCAGGGTCGTGTCGTAGGTGGTCGGCACCGTGGGCACCTTGGGCTTGCGGCGGCTCATGGGTTGAGCTTGGCCAGGCCGCGGCTGATGGCGTAGAAAATGCCCGACACGACCGACAGGCCGGCCTGCCACTGCGGCGGGATGTGCGACGACAGCCAGGGCAGGATCGCCGTGACCAGCGACAGGTAAAACTCCGTGGTCTGCCAGCCCGGCTTGATCGCCTTGGCGGGCAGCACTGGGGTAGGGCGGTCGGGAGGGACGGGGGCGGGCGCGGCGGTTTCGGTCATGGCGATCCTTTCGGTTTGCGGCGGGCATTGCAGCGGGGGCAGAGCACGAGGACGGGGGCACCTTGGGTCTTGCCGTCGACGAGCCAGCCGCCAATCTGGCGGATGCTGTCGAACACGCCGTGGGCGCCACAGGCGTCGCCGTCGCAGTCGAGCACGAAGGGCGCGCGCTCGAACCGGGCGCGGGCCAGCTCGTCGGGGGCGGGCAGGCGCTTGGCTTTCATCGGGCCTTTCTCTTGTCCGCAAGCGGCTCGCAGGGGCAGCCGACTTTGCACAGGCCACGGCATGGGCAGTGCTGGTAGCAGCGGCAGCGCATGCGCGGGACGCGCTTGGTGACGTAGTGCAGGCCGCACTTCGCGCAGGTCACCACGGCCCCTTGATGGTGAGGGTCCGTTCCCACGCGCCGGCTGGCAGCGGCTCCGACGGCTCGGGCTCAGCCCTGGGTGGTTCCGACTCCCAGATCCAGTCATCAGCCAGGATGTCCGCGGCCATCGGCTGCCCGCGGCAAGTACCCGGGCACGGGCTGATCAGCTTCTCGCCCCACGCGCCGGTGCGCATCCAGTGATAGATGGGCTGCTCGCCGGCCAGGGTGACGTACTCGTCAGGGCGCCAGCCCGCGCGCCGGATGCGCCCACCGTCACGCTGCAGGCTTTCGACCGCCCTGATGACGTTCATGGCTGCCCAGCATCGGCCTGCGCGTCCTCAGCGCGGGCCATCTCGATCGCGCGCTTCTTGGCCTGGGTGCCGTTGGGCGCCTCGACCTCGAAGACCTCGCAGCCGTTCCAGTCGGGGTCGTACCAAACCGTGTAGGCGATGTATTTCACGCCCCTGGCGCCCTTGCGGCGGAAGAGGCCCACCTTGAACAGGCTCACCGGCAACCTCGCGCCACGCGCAGCCAGACCGCGGTCAGGCGCCGGCAGCGATAGCCCGGCGGCCGCCACCAGGCACGCCACACTTTGCGGGCCACGCGCAGCCTCACATCTGCCTCGGTAGTTTGGCGACCGCGGCGGCGATCGCGTCGACCTGGCGCTCGGCCATGCCCGCGGCTTGGCGAAACATCGGTGCCGCATCTTCGGCCTGGACGTTACCTGTCACCGACGCCTCCCGAGTGTCGAGGTCGGCGGCGAAGGCTACTAACGCAATGCCGTTGTGGCGTTTCATGAAAACGTCGAGATCCCGCAGGAATTGATTGAGCCGCGTCACCGCTGCGCCTCCTCGAGCGCCTGCAGCGCGGCCTTCTGGATCTCGAACAGCTTGGCGTCCGACATGCCCGGGCGGTCAGCCAGGAGCACACCCTTGAGGACGCCGCGCAGGACCAGCACGATCGGCGGCTCGCCGACATTGCCGCGCACGACGTCGGCGGCCCAGTCTTTGAGCGCGGCGGCGGTCACCACGTGGGGTCCTCCTCTGGCACCCAGCCCCCGAGCGGGCGCAGATTCAGGCTGGCCTGGATGAGCGCCAGCTCCTTCTTCAGAATGGCGAACCGGGCGGTCTCAAAGCCGGTCAGCGTGATGCAGCGGCAGTGCCCGTGCGTGACGTCGCCCTTGACCCCCTCGAAGCGCAGGTCGATGCCGTCGCCGTCGTGGAGCGTGAAGCTCAGCTGCGGATCCCGAAAGCCCGCTGCCTTGGCCTGCTTGAGGAACGCGATGATGTCGTCGCTGGTCATGGGAACAGCCGGCTCCAATCTGCCTCCCAGGGCGGCCGCGCCGGCTCGGCCTGGATCTCCCGGGCCTTGGCCGCCAGCGCCGACGGCGTGACGAGCATGTCAGCCGCGGGTGTCTTCGTCTTGTCCTGCACCAGCGCCCACTGATCCGCGGGCATCAACGGGCAGACCATCAGCGAGAAGGGCGAGCCGGGGACCTGCTCCTCGGCGTGCTCGCTGCCGCACACGGGGCACCTCATGGCCGCAGCCTCGGCGGCATCGGGAAGTCGAAGACCACGTGATATTCGCGGGTCACAACCTGCTTGCCATTCTCGGCGACCAGCAGCCCGACCGGCGTCCAGTGGATCGTCATACGCTTGCCATCGGTGCCGAGGTAGAGGTCGCGCCCCACCAGGATGTCGACGACCCGGCAGGGCGGGCGGCCCCCGAGATCGCCGAGCGCTTCAACCGCGGCCTGCGCCGCGCTCAGGCGCTTATTTACGACCTCAAGGATGACGTCGGCCGTGGCCCGAAGATCGCGCATCGACTTGGTCAGCTCGTCCACGTCCTGGCGCAGGTCGGTCTTGCGGCCGGTCCGCACGCCGCCCGACATCATGACCGCCCCCCGCCCGCATCACACCAGGCCTTGAGCTTCGCGGCGGCCCGCGAGCCGCAGTGGATGGTGTCCACCTTGCCCGTCTCGATCATGGCCATGAGACCAGCCAGCTTGTGGTCGCCGCCCTCGCGCTTAGCCTTGTCCTCGGCGGCGCGGATAGCCGCGTGCTCGGCCTCGGTCAGGCCGCGCGGCTGGGCGAAGAGCGCGTCGGGCTCGATGAACTTGTTGACCAGGATGCGCACCTGGCCGGGCAGCGCGGTGATCAACCCCAGCCCCCGTACCGCGCGTAGCCGTCGTGCTGGGCGAATTCGATCGCCTCGTCCGCTATGGCCTGGTGGTGCTCCCGCTCGGCCCGCACGCAATCGCGCGCCCCGCACACCAGGAAGTCCCGGGCCTCGCGCGGGCAGACGCCCAGGCTTTCCCCGCAGTTGTCGCAGAACTGCTCTTTGTCGGGTCGCTTGTCGTGGATCGCCATTGATGTCCCTTTCACCGCGCGGGCCGGATGACTGCGCCCATAACGAACGGGTAGAGCTTCGCGGCCTTGCCCTCCGACCGGAGGACCACGCCGGGGATCTTCCCCTTGCTGGCCCAGTGGTAGATGCTATTGCGGGCCGACGTGGGCGAGCTGTAGTGGCCGCGGCCAAGCTGGCTGATCAGCTCCTTGATGGTCATCCCGGGGCGCTCAGCGACCAGGCGCCCCACCGTGCGGCACGTGTCCTTAAATGGCGTCCAGAAGCCGCCGCCGTTGCCGCCGGCCTCGACGCCGGTGATCTGCTCGGCCCGCAGGTGCGCGCGCAAAGACCGGGTGTGCTCACGCACGCGCATCAGCTTCGCGTCGAGCTGCTCGCGCACCGGCCGGCCGTATCCGTCGCCGCCGGTGACCTGCAGCCAGCCGATGCCGTTGTCCTTGCAATACGACTCGAGGACCCAGTGCGGCCGGCTGACAGGCGTTGCGACCGAGACCAGGTTCGCGCGCCACAGCCAGCCGGCCGCCTGGCCGATTACAGACGTCCCGAACTGCAGCTTGGTCTCGATTGCCCAGGTGAGCGGTCCCCGCGTCGCTACCACGTCGCAGGTTGAGCTGCCATCGTGCACCTCCTGATACACCGTCCAGCCCTCGGACCTGAGCCAGGCCACGAGGACGCGAGCCAGTCCTGACTCGCTGCTGAACAAAGACATGCGGCGCGTGCTCACGTTTTCCTCAGCCACTCGGCGATGGCGCCGATCAGCAGCACGATGCCGAAGATCACAAACAGCCCCCAGGGCGGTGGGCCGGGCGGTACGTGGTGGCCTTCGGGCATGGCGAGGCGCTGGTGGTTCATCGGCACATCCAGCGGCACGTGCGCTCGGTCATCGCGCTGCGCCCCGTGCACTCGTCCGTGCAGGCCGACCAGCGGCGCCACTGGTAGACCGCGAGACCCAGTGTCACGACCACCAGCACGGCGGTCCACGCGCCCCAGCCCCAGCGGCTGACCAGTGCGCGGCGTGATGTCGGCTGCAAAATGGTCATGGGCGAAAGTCCCGCGGCTCGGCGCCCTTCTCGATCGCGCGCTGGAACCGACGCATGAGCGCAACGACGCGACTGGCGGCCACCATCACCGCCACGTTCGCCACGATGCACACGAGCACGAGGACGGGGACCAGCAGGTCGGCGATGCCGGAACAGGTCAGCGTCACGATTTTCCCTCCCGCATCGACAGGCTGAGCCCGAGCTTGGCCCGTGGGTTGAGCGCGTTCACGGCCTGGCGCAGGGCCGTCTCGGCCGCCTCGAGCTCGACCATGCCCTGGTGCCGGAGCCGCTTGAACCGCTTGCGGTACTCGGGCTCGACGCCGAATTTGGCGGCGCTGCGCAGGCCGCGCGCGAAGTGCTTGAGGTCGCCGGGTTTCATGGGCGCCACGACGCCCCCGATGTGGCGTCCTCCTGCAGGTCGATGCGGTCAAGCCAGAGGCGCCGGTCCGGGGCGGCCGACGCGATTAGGCTTTCGAGCCGGACCGCCAACCATGCCGCGAACCGCTCAACGGTGGGGTTCTCGGCCACCCATGCGGCGGTCGGCGTTGAACACCGCTCGGCCAACGTGTTGAGGCTGTGATGGTCGACGGCCCGGAGCACCGGTCGGATCACGCGGTCGAGGTCGTCATACTCGATCAGCATGCCGTCCGCGTTTAGCTCACCGCCCACGTGCAGGGTGAGCTCGTAGCGATGCCCATGCAGCCGTCGGCATTTGTGGCCCTCAGGCACCCCCGCCGTGAGGAGGTGCGCGACCTCGAGGTCATAGCGGCGTCGAATCAGAATTGCCATGCCGACTGTCTCCTGGCGCTGTCGAGCATCGGGATCGTGGTCGCGAACCGGGTGGCGCTGGTGCCATCGAAGCTGTCAGCGCCGGCCATCACGCACATCTGGATCCGGCGGGCGCTGTTGACCCGGCCCACGTGGCAGTAGGCGCCGTGCGCGCGAGCCAACGCCGCCCAGCTGGCCATCGTGCGCAGTTTCCACTCTGTCGAACCGCCAACAAAAACGCCGACATCACCGCCCAGCAGCGACCGCACGTCCGCAGGCTGCATCCCGTCCTGGACCGGGACCAGGCGTCGGCGACCAATCCGGTCCAGGCGTGGCAGCCAGGTCTCGGACAATCGTAGCGAGCGCAGGCCGCCGGCAACGACGTCCGGCACCACGACGAAGGCAGCGCCCGCGCCGAGCTTGTCGATCACCTCTTCGAACGCGGCGGGTTCCCACGGTCGGCCCTGCTGGTGCGCGGTCCAGGCGCCGTTGTCGATGCCGTAAACATCAAACCCTTCTGTGCGGTGAACGCCCGAGGCGCTGACGAGCAGTCCCCATCCGCGCGCGCGCAAGGCATCGAGGTTGCGTCGCGTGCCTGTGCGGCTCGCGTACGCCATCACGGCACGCCCCAGTCGAAGACCTTGACCGCCAGGCCCAGGATCGCGACGGCCGCCAACATGAACGTGATGCCCAGCAGGGCGAGGCCTTCGCGGGTCATGGCGTGGCTCCGAGCTTTGCGGCCAGCTTTTGGATCTGCTCTTCGACCTCGTCTTCGGGGAAGACCTGCCGCAAAGCGGCCGCGGCTTCGGCGAAGGTCTCGAAGCGCTTCATGTGCGCGCTGTGCTCGGCCAGCGTGCAGGTGCGTGACACGCCCGCGACGGAACGCAGGTAGATGGCGGCCTCCGGGCTCACGTCCCACCTGCCGCCTCTGACGTAGCCGCCTCATCATCGGGCGGCGGCGGCGGAAGCTCCCTCCACGTCGTGTCCCTTGGGCGGGGATTGAATGCAACCCAGACCCGGCCTTCGTCGTCGAGGGCGTAAAGGGCGGGGTACCATGTGTTGTCGGGACCCTCGTGCGGCGACGTCACTGCGATCTGGACGAACTTGCGCTTCATGTGCCCCCCCCTCCGGCCTTCGTCGGCTGGCGCATGAGCATGGCCCCCAGCATCTGCTCGGTGACCCCCGGGGGCAGCTCGCCGCGCGCCAGCTGCTCGAGCTGCTCGGCCGTCAGCTCTGGTGCCTCGGGCTCGGGCGCCAACGCGCCGTTGCCCAGCAGGTAGCGCATCGCCATCGGCGCGGTCTGAAAGCACTTGCACCACAGGGCCGTGGCGTGGATGACGGCACCGCCATCGACGTAGGCCTGATCGATCTCGACCACGTTCTTGTCTTTGTCGAAGCTCTTGACCCTGCGATACCTGATGAACGTGGCGGCCCCAACGGCGGTGCGCAACTTCCGACCGAGCTCGCCCACCAGATCGGGGGCCATCTCGGCTACGGGCATCCACTTCTCCTGGTACTCGCGCCAGCGGGTCGCGCTGGTCTTGCCCGCGTCCTCGGCGGCCGCCCTGTCGCGTTCGAGCTCCTTTTCCCGGGCAGCCTCGGCCTGCTTGTCGAACAGCTTCCAGCGCTCCCGCATGGCGGGCCAATTGTTGCCAGGCCATCCGCGTTGAATCGCCGTGCAGGCCATCCGAACCGAAACGCCGGTCCGCCTCGCAAGGGAATGGTCGGTCCGAGCCCCCGCTCGAAAGGCCGACCACATCGCCGCGTAGACCCCCTCGGGGGGCGCCTCTTCGATCCAGCCACCCTTCGGGGCCTCTACTCGTTCCGGCCCGTCATCGAGGGTCGGGATAGGGCGGATTGGGTGGATTGGGCCAATGGGCGGTTTGCTCTCATCGCTCTCATCGGACATGCAACCAGCGTTGCCACACGCGCGCGCCCGCCCCAAGGTTTCGGGTCTCGTTTTTCTCGCTGGTTGGGTTGTTGTGGGGAACCCTGTGGGCACGTGGTGGAGAGCCGGGGGTGGGATAGCGTGCAGGTTCGAAACATGGAACTGAACGCCCTTGCGCAAGTCGTTTAGTTCACGCGGATGCCCCTGGGAACAGGCACGGAGGCGCGGCTATCGTGGGCCATGCTTCGTCGCACCTCGTTCCCCAAGCTGCCGCGCGCGCGGGGCCAGCGCCTCACATGGCTGGCAGACGAGCTGGGCTGCCCGCGGGCGGGCTTTTGGGAGCATGTCCCGCTGTTGGGCGACTGGCTGCTGCGGCGGCGTATACGGCACACCAGGCTCGTCAGGCTGGCCACGGACCGGCCGGTGAGCCGGCTCTTGTCCTGGCTGGGCAAGTAGCCCCCTTTACTTCTGACGCGGTACTCGGCTAGACCTGCAGCCGATGGCCCTCATCCGCCGCGACGATCTCCTCCGCAAGGTGAAGATCCGCACATTCGACTACGCCACGGCGCTCCGAGAGCACGCGGCCAAGCTCATCGGGGCGCCCATCACGTGCGGCAAGGGCTGCGCTTACTGCTGCTACTCGAAGATCTGCATCGACGCCGGCACCGGCATGGTGATCGCGCTCGAGCTGGTGGCGCAGGGGCGCTGGACGCCCGCGCTGGTGGCAAAGCTGACCGCGGCCGATGCGGCCATGACCCGCACGAACCACCACGACTGGTTCAACTTGCGCCGGCCCTGCGTGTTCTTGGCCGAGGACGAGTGGGGCAGGGGCACCTGCACGATCCACGCGGTTCGGCCCTACAGCTGCGTGACCACGTTCTCGGCAAGGCCCGCCATCGAATGCAGCGTGGGCGACAACGTCGCCAGCTTCCAGGTCGCTGACGAGCAGATCGTCGAGCACCTCATGCCCTACCACGAGGCGCTGCTCAACGGCGCGGGCGAGACCCGGACATGGTTGATGACCATCCCCGGCGCCGTGCTGTACGGCTACTCGCTGGCGGCCAAGGAGCCACCACCATCGTCGGTCCTGCGACTGGACCAGGACCAGGGGCCGCGCGGCGATTCGATGACGCTAGTCGAATGGCTGGACAAGCACGGGGCCGCCCATGGGGCGCGGATGGCCGAGGCCGCGGCGCGGGCACCGCTGCTGGGCGCATCGTGAGCGAGAGCGGACGCAAGCCGCCCTACAGCGAGAGCGCCGAGCGCGCGGTGCTGGGCGGCATCCTGGCCAAGCCCACCAACGCGTTCGAGGTGATCCCGGTCCTCGACGGGGACGACCTCTTCCTACCCGTGCACCGCGAGGTCTTCGCCGTCATGTGCGAGCTGATCACCACCGGGGTTGGGATCGATGCCGTCACGGTCGCGAACCGGATCAAGAGCCGCGGCGCCTACGCGCTCGAGGGCGGGGCCGAGGCATTCTGTTTGCGCCTGATGGACGACCAGAGCGTGCTGGCCTCGGACAACATCATGCATTGGGTGGGGATCGTCATCCGCAAGGCCAAGGAGCGGAAGGCCATCTCCATCTGTGCGGACATCCAGGCCCGGGCCTACCAGGGCGACGAGGACGACTCGCTCTTCGACGACTTCGAGACGTCCGTCTTCGCCCTCAACGCCCAGCGCTCGAGCAAGCAAAGCTTCAGGGCCGACGTCACCCGGGCCCTCGAGCGCTACGAGCGGCGCGGCCTCAGCAAGCGCGACCTGCTCGGCATCCCGAGCGGCATCTACCCGCTCGACCGCCTAACCCAGGGCTGGCAGGCAGAACACTTCATCGTGCTGGCGGGCCGGCCAGGCATGGGCAAGAGCGCCTTCGTCTTCGACAACTGCGCCCTCAATGCGGCCGTCCACCTCAACCATCCCGTCCTGATCTTCTCGCTCGAGATGGGCCGCAACGAGCTGACGGATCGCATGATCGGGGCGCGGGCCCGCATCGATACGCGCCGCCTCGTGCGCGGGGAGATCACACAGAACGAATGGTCCCACCAGCTCTACCCCGCCAGCGAGCAGCTGCAGGCCGCGCCGATCGAGCTCGAGGACACCCCGGGCATGTCGATTGCCCAGATGACCGCGAAGATCAGGCGGTTCCGGGCCGACGAGCGCTACTTTCCCCGCGGCGTGGAACTCACGCCCGAGGGCGAGCCGCTGCCGGGCCTGGTCATCGTCGACTATGCCCAGTTGGCGACGGCGCCCGGGGGCAAGGGGCAGAGCCGCGAGCAGGAGGTGGCGGCCATCACCCGAGGCCTCAAGAGCGCGGCCAAGAGCACGCGCCTGCCCATCATCGCGGTGTCGCAACTGAACCGCGGCCTCGAGAAGCGCGAGGACAAACGGCCCGGCCTGGCCGACCTGCGCGAGAGCGGCGCCATCGAGCAGGACGCGGACATCATCATCTTCATCCACCGCGAGTCGTACTACTTCAACGACGACGAGAAGGCCGCGGCCATCGCCAAGGGCGACGACATGACCACCACCGAGTTCATCGTGGGCAAGAACCGCCACGGCGACGTCGGGGTGGCCAGCGCGCGCTGGATCAAGAACCTGGTCCGTTTCGAGGGCATCGAGAATCGTCCGGGCTACACCCAGGATCCCGAGGCCAGCGCCGAGGACGGCGAGCACTGGTCGTCGCGCTGATCAGTCAAGCTCGTGCAGCAGCTCGTCGGCGAGGCCGATCGGGTCGGTCTCATCGGGCTTCGCGTACCGCCGCAGCCATTCATTGAGCGCGATGCGGGCGCCCCGCCTGAGGTCCTCTTCGGTCACGTCGGGCTGGTCGATGCGCGCGTCCTTGCTCGCGCTGGCGGCCCGCTTGATGAGCGTCGACATCTTCACGAATTTCCGCTCCGAAGCGGCCGCGGCGGGGAATTTAGTGCGGGTCGTGGCGTTCTACGATCGCGCGCCCGCAGCTTGGCCATCTCCCAGGCGGCCTCGCAGCGGGGCTTGCTGCAGCAGTGGCGCTCCGGTCTTTCATGCGGGCGCTGCTCGTACTCCTCCTCGCAGAAGGCGCAGATTTTCTTCCCCTCGACCAGGCGGCGGACCCGGATCGAGGGGCGACGAGACTCCATCAAACTGGCGAAGGCATAGGTTACGACCGGCAAGGGGCATCTCCTCTCCGTGCGTTGCGGCCGAGCAACAGGATCGTTGCAGCGGCGGACGAACCTTTTACAAAGCCAAGCGCCTTGGGCGAAAGGCCCCAAAGCGAGGGCCCCTCAAATTTGGACGCAAGTGCCCGACAGGTCGCCGGCACGTGCGTCCAAGGTCATGTTAACAAAGTGCACGATGTCCGCACCTGAAGCGCAGGTGCACTACTTGGGCTGTTTCAGCTTCGGATCATCAGGCACGAGACTTAACGTTTTTGACTTCGGTCGTGTCGTCGGAGCCGGTGGTAGCGCCCACCGATCCATCGCAGCCTGGACCTGACGAAGGACCGAGCGCACCCGCGAGCGTAGGCGCACGCCCGAGGCGATGTGCGCGTCGATGTCGACCACCAACGCCTCGAGATCGGCCTGCTTGAGGACGGGCACCTCGATCAGCATCGGCTGGACCGCGATGCCGACGGGCGCCGGCGCCGGTGTTTTCTCGCCCGCAGCCATCAGCCCTCGCTGCCGGGCTCGGGCGGGTCAGCTGGCGTGCCTTGCCCGATCATGCTCTCGTGCAGCTTGTCCAGCTCGGGCGGCGTCGCGCCCGCGGGCAGGGGCGGCACCTTCTCGGTCTTGCCGGCCCAGTCGAACGTGGTGCGGCCTGCCGCGCGCGCCTTCGCGATGGCGGCGGCGCGCGGATCGCCGGCGGCGGCCGCGATGGCTTCGCGCGCAGCCTTCGACTGGGCCGCGACGTCGTTGAGGCTAGCGGGCTTCGACTTGCCGGCGGCCGCGCCCGCCTCGGCTGCTGTCTGCGGCGGCGTGGCCGCGCCGGGCGTTGCGGGGTCAGCGGCCGGCGGCGTCCCAGTGAAGGCGGCAGCGTTGGCCCGCCCACGCTGCTCGAGCTTGTGGGCGATCGCCTCGTCCCAGGTGGCCTCGCCGTCCTGGATCGTCGTGAACAGGCTGCGCAGCTCCTGCATCTCGCCCACGTTGACCGTCGCGACCGGGTGGCCCAGGTACTCCACCAACTGGGCCTCGTTGACCTTCAGCTCGGACAGGTATGCCGCACGCATCCGCTTGACGCTGTCCGGGTCTGACGCCAGCGCCTTTTCGCGCGTGGCATAGCAGGCCTCCATCGCCTCCTGCAGGATGTCGCCAGGCACCACCCGCAGCAGCAGCGTGCGCAGGGCCTTGCTGACCAGGCTATTGTTCTTGTTCAAGGTCTCGTCGTCGGTCGCGGCGACCTCGAAGACCTGATAGCCCTTGCTGTTGTAGCGACTGCTGATCGCGGTCTGCCCCTTGCCCACCTTGCTGCGCTCGACGGTCTTGGTCACCACGACGCTCATGGGATAGGTCAGGTTGGCCTCAAGATCGGTCACGCTGACCTGGAGGATCCGCCGCTCCCGGTCCTCGTAGATCGTCATCACGTTCGTGTCGATGTTGCCCATGGCCCGGGCCGCCTCCTCGGCCAGCCGGATCGACGGCCCCTCGATGCCCTCGCCGACGGGCTTGCGGTAGATCGCCACGTCCGCGAACTTGGGCCGCGCGCAGGCCTTGAGCAGGTTGGTGCGCGTGCGGTCGATGTCCCGCGGATATTGCCGGGCCATGACGAAGCGGGCCTCGATGCCGGCGCGGGCCGCCGCCGCGATCGATGCGGTCGCGGTCTCCCCGCTGATCTGCATCTCGGCCCCCATGGCCCCCGTGCGCTGGGTGCCGACAGCCATCGAGCTGCCGTTGTTGCGGGGGACGTTGACCAGGGTGCCGGTGGCGGGCTGCTCGGGAGGATTCGCGCTCATGCTGCTTTGCCTTTCTTGCTCGGTTTGCGGGCGGCCTTGCGGGCCACGGTCAGATCGTCACTGGGCACCGGCGCCAGCTCGGGCGGGCCCCCAGGCGGCGGCTCGGGCGCGCGCTCAGCGGGCAGCGGCTCCTTGGTCTGTCGAAGCATCCGGTAGGAGTAGGGCGGGACCACGTTCGTGTAGCCCGGGTTGTCGATCGTCTTGTAGGACAGGCGGGTGCCGTCAGGCAGGACGCCGAACGTGTTCGGCCCCAGCCAGGCCTTCACCCGCGCCTCAGCCACGGCCTGCAGGCGCTCGGCCGCCTTGCCCGCCTCCTTGGCTGCGCGCAGTTGGTCCCAGGCCTCCAGGGCCCCGCCGGGCAGGTTGACCACGCAGCCGTTGTCCTTGGGATGCAGGCGCTTGAGCGCCTCGAGCGTGCGGGGGTGGCCGTCGACCTCGGGCTCTTGGCCCGATTGCACCGACTCCCAGAACGTCTCGACCTGGATCTGCAGCTCCTCGATGAACCCGTCCATGCGGGGCACGTCCCAGGTCATCAGCTTGTTGCCCATGGCCAGCGTCGCGACCGTCGCGTAGTCGCGGCCCGTGACCGCCAGCTCGTGCTGGACCTGGATCTGGACGTGTTGGGGCACGCCCGCGGACCAGCCGTCGGGGTCGAAGACGTTCGCCGTGTTCTTGATCTGGAGCGTGCCCTCCTCGGCCAGGCCCAATGCCCGGCGGTCCGGCGCCTCGATGATGAACCCATCGGGGGTGGCGAACATGCACGGAAGCTGCGGGTGCTGGGCGATGCAGAAGCTCGAGAAGCGCCACAGCTTGCGGCCCGTGCGCAGGGCGTGCTCGTCGGCAATTGGCCCCTCCAGCAACTGGCCCCAGCGCAGGCGCTCGGCCACGTCGCCCTCGGGCTCCCACTCGGGCACGCGCCCCGACTTTATCAGCCAGAGCGAAAACCGGCTCTGGTAGGGCGACAGGCCGAAAAGGGCCGCGCTCTCGCTGGCGCCGATGCCGCTGCGCCGGGCCGCCAGCCAGTCGGCGCGGTTGCCGTAGTCCACCACGTGTTCGACCGGGAGCCGTTCAGTTGCCATCTACGTCGCCTCCGTGCTGCTGCTTGGGTCTTCGGCCTCTGGGGGCTTGATGTGCGGGTACGCCGCGAACAGGCTCTCGAGCTCGACGAAGTGGAACATGCCGCTGCGGCGCCCGCGCAGGGTGCCGCGCTCGATCCGCTTGTAGAGCGTGGTCATGGTGTGTCCGGTCATCCGGGCCGCCTCACAGATCGAGATGAACCCGTCCTGACGCATTAGATCCTGGGTGCGTTGCGACGTCTTTGGCATGTGGGACCTGGGGACCTGGGGGACTACTTGTTGACTTGTTGACAGGCAGGACGCCGTCAACTGCCAGGTCACTCTCAACTGGTCGAAGGGGTTCTTCAAGGTATCGACCACCCGAAGCCGCCGCGCTCGCCACCAGCGCGCAGGCTGTGTGCGCGAGGCCCTTGCCGGCGAAGGGCAGGCCGTCCTCATGCCGGTCCACGAACCGCCCGCAACACGCGCACAGGGCCGCGCAGCCCTCGCACAGGGGCACCTCGCCGGCCAGCAGGTCGGCCGCATGGCCGCATCGGCAGAGGGCCCGAACGCGGCCCTTGCCAGCGCAGGCGTCGCATTTCGCACCAAGGCAAGCGGGGCAGGTGATTTTGACTCCTTTTGCCATCGTGGTCCTCCCTATCGGGGTTGCGCATCTATGAGATGCGCTCGCATGCTAATAGGTGCGTGTTTGATTTTCAAGCCCGAGGTGTGCTATTGCAGCTTAGAGATGGCATTAGCATCCAAGAGCACCCGGCCCAAGAAATCGCCCGCGGTCCGCCGCTGGACCATCCAGTTCGACAAAGAGCGCGGCGACGAGATCCTGGCCCTGGCCACCAAGCGGGGCACCAAGCCGGCCATCTGGATCCGCGAGGCCGCCTTCGAGCGCCTGCAGCGAGACGTTGCAGACCCGGTCCCGCCCCGCCGGTAAAAGGGGGCATGGTGGTGGGCGGTCCGCTCTTCAGCACCACCCCCCAGGCGCCTCAGCGCCCACGCCGACGAAACATTCGAAACACCACCTTGCATGTTCCTGCCGGGTGCCGCGCATGACTATCAAGCTGCGCAGCCGCCTGCTGGGCGCCCACGTGCATGTAGGCGTGTTCCTGGGGACCGACGCCGATCACCTCCAGAACAGCGGCGATCTCGTCATGGACGTGGGCCAGTGGTGCAAGCTGACCATCCTGCTGGCCTCGGGCCATCTCGAGAGCCGGCGCGGCCCCGATCCTGTCGACTTTCACTTCGAGGACGCCGACCCCCGCCTGACTCAATTCCTGCTCGACCACTGCGACCGCGCTCGGCAGATGCTGGCCGAACGCGCCGCCCAAGAAGAGGAAGACCAATGCCCAAGCCCAAACCCGTCAAGACCCGACGACGCTTCACCACCCAAGAAAAGCACGGCCTCGTGATCCGACTCCGGACCCGGCCCAGCAACGAGACGATCAAGGCGTTCGCGGCAAAGCACGGCGTCACGCCCGGCGTGCTGCACTACTGGAACAACGACCCGCGATTCGCCAGCAATGATCCCGTGGGCGAGGCCCGGTCCGTGCGGAAGAACACCGGCAAGCGCGGCCCCGGCCGGCCCAAGGGCTCCCAGAACGGCGTCAGCCAGGGCAACGACCGTCTCGTGCAGGCCGAGCAAGAGCTGGAGGTCTTGCGGCTGATGGTCGAGTTGGCCTTCGCGCAGGGCTTTCTCAAACTGTCGAACCGGATGCACTTTCTGCAGGGGGGGCCGCGGTGATCAAGCTCGACGTGCCCGACGCCAAGGACGATCCAGAGCGGGGTCCCGGTTACACCGTCCAGGAGGTCTGGGCCTATGTCGCCGTGGATCCTGAGACTGGGTCCGAGGGCGTGATCGCGGTGGGGGGCACCGTGCTCGGCGAGCGCACCTTGCTACCGTTGGTGTTCACCGACAGGAAGCGCGCCTTCTCGCCCGCGATGCGCGAGCATGCGATCCGCGCCGGGCGCATGGACCGCAAGGAGGTGCGCTTCCTGCACTTCACCAACCGCGAGAAGGTCGAGACCGTGTACGTTCCGCCGGGGGCATGACCAAATGAACGAGAGGGCGCTTCCCGACTCTGCCGAAGGCGCGGCTTCGCTCCTCGCCATGGCCAAGGAGCGCGCTGAGCGCGACATCGCGAAAGGCGCCGAGATGATGGCCAGCGCCGTGATCTGCGGCCTCCGCGATTCGAAGACCGGCAAGACCCTGGACAAGGCGGGTCTGACGTTCATGATGATCACCCCAGACTGCTTCGACCCTCGCCGTGGTGGGCAGCGGTCCGTCGCAGCCATGCTGAGACGGACATGCATGATGGCTGACGCCGTTGGCTTCGTGTTCGCGAGCGAGATCTGGAAGCTCCCTCGGCGCGACATCATGCCGGTGGATTTCTCCGAAGACCCCGAACGCCAGGAGGCCGTGCGGCTGCAGTTCGAGCACCGGCCGAGCGGACAGTACTTCGTCGAGGAGGCGCTGGTAATCCGGGACGGCGACAAGGCCAGCCTCGGCCCCTGGGAGCGGGAGGTTCTCGGCGGGCCATCGTTCCTGTTCACTGAGAAGCTGCGGACAGCCGAGCAGCACGGCCTCGCCGCACTTGCGGCGTCGGCTGGGCCGTTGCTGCCCGCGGAGCGTTCGGCCCGTCTGATGGCAGCGGCAGCCAATCTGGCCCGGCTCTTCCCCGACGAGCGCCGCAACCTGATCGCCGAGCTAATGGTGTTCCTGCGCGGGGCTTTGGAAGAGCGAGGGGTTACTTTCGAGTGAGGGAAGATGCAGCGCCGAGCGAGCCGAAGAAAAAGAAGGAGAATTGACCATGGGTGACCGCCGTTTCCCCGTCGCCTACAAGGTGGTCGTCAACGAGAAGCTGACCGCGAACGAGCTGAAGGCCCGCGAGCTTGGCGGCTGCGACGCGGTCATCATCCATTCGATCATCTATCCGGCCGACGGCAGCCGCAGCGAGGTGATCATCGGCCATGATGGCCGGACCGACACGGACCTCTCCGAGGACGAGCTGTTCAAGTCCTGGGCGATGCTGGGGCATCGACTGGCCCAGTCCACCACGCTCGGCATCGGCCGCAAGGCCCTCTGCGAAATGGTCCACGAGGCCCTCCGGCGGGTGGTGGCAGGCAAGTGCAACCATCCCGCCGTGTTCGTGAAGCCCACGGTCGTCGACGACGACACCGAGGTCATGTGCTGGCTCTGCCAAAAAACCGGTCGGAGCTGTGACGGAGGTTTAGCCTCCGACCTGTTGTAACGCGAATTACCACGTGTCCGATATAAAACATTATGTCAACTAGCGACCCAGATCTGATCAACGGCCTGGTCAACCGCATGAAGGATGCGGCCACCGGTCCCGATGGACGCATCGACGCCAAGGCGGTGGTCGTTGCGTGCAGCAAGCTCGCGATGCTGGTGCTCATCGAGATGTCCAAGCGTGGCCCCGAGGGGCTCCGCGAGGCGACGGCTGGCGCCAGCATCGCAGCCTTGGGTTTCCGTGGCCTCGCCTTGGACCTGGAGCAAGGGCGCCCGTCGTGAAGACGATCTCCCGGATCGCGATCGACGACGCCTGCGACCTGTGCGGGCCCACCGCCAAGGGCCGTCTGGGCATCCTGATCAAGGTCCGCGGGCTGTTCTTGGTGATCTGCCAGCGCTGCATCGAACGAGCCGCGGGGCTCCTGCGAGGTGATGCCACATGAGCAACGACTGCCCAGACGAGAAGTCCCGGAGCGGTGAAGACAACCGCCAGGAGGCTGTGCGTGGCGCAAGCATCGCAGCCCTCGGCTTTGCCGGCCTCGCCGTGGATCTGGAGAAGGGGCCGCCGCCGCAATGACAAGGGCTGCAACAGGAGAGCGCCGCTTTTCGGGCAGAGCTATACCGGCGGCCCTCGCGCTCTGCCCGAATCTTCGAGAGTTCCATCCCGAAAGCGCGACCGTGATCTACTTTCTATTGAAGGGACGCGAGGTCGTCTACGTCGGTCAGACTAGAAACCTGCCCAGACGCGATCAAACCGATGCCCTAGATTTTTCCTGTGCGCATCGATTCGTTCGTCCCTCTCGTCTCGATTGACCGGCGTGTACAGGACGAAGTCGAACGCACCTTCATCGCGTGGCTGAATCCCCGGCTCAACAGGATGTGCAGTCCGGGCGATTACCACGCCCCTCCTCCGTACCTTGCCATGGGCTGCGGCAGCGCCGCAGAGGCTGCCCAACTGTCGCCGATCGAGGCGTCTCTGAGGGCAACATCGGCTGATCACCGCCTAGGCAAAACCACTTGCCGGGGCTGCGGCCGGAGACTTCGCTTTGTATCCGGCGACGACCGCTGCAAGCAATGCTTCGGCAGGGTTGCCGGCGCCGAGGATCACGCAATGTGGAGGGCAGAGATCCAGCGTCTTCGATCACTCGGATTGCCCCACGTGCACCTGCGCGACCCAGAGAAATGGCGGGAATACCAGAATCAACCTTCGATCACGCTGGGACCGAGATGGGGCTACTTTGCGAAGGAGAAAAAGCGTGGGAGCCAGCCTTGAGTCGCGAGTCTACAGGGTAGGACAATGAAGAACGAAGGTCTGTCCCATCACTGGACCCTGCAGTCATCCGAGGGCGCGGGCGGCGTGTTCACCATCGTCGACCGCATGAACAGCGTGGTAGGCACCGTCGAGTTCTGGGGCGGACCCGAAGGTGAATCCGCACGCACCAACGCTGCGGCAATCGAGGAAGCTCCGGCGATGGTTCGCTTGTTGCGCGATTACTTGGAGACCGGCGCAATGAACGCAGAGCACGTCAGGCGAATCATCGCCCACGTCGATGCCCAAGAGGCGCCGCACATCGACACGCTCGAGGAGATACATCAGCGGGTTGACGAAGAGTTTGCGGCGGCGCGCTGGGCCTCTGGTGAAGGCAAGGACGATGTCTGACCACGAATGCCCTGACGAGATGGCGATCGCCGCCGAGGCCGGGCTCGAGCTGTTCCGGGTGCGTGCCCAAATCGGCCGGGCCGTACACCAGGAAGACCCGCACGTCATCATCGCCGCCATCGGCCTGCTGATGTGCGACCTGCTCGAGCAGGTCAGCAAAGCGGACATGGACGAGGACCTGCGGCAGCTTTTCATCGCGCAGGCGCGTGACCTGGGCGAGACCATCGTCGAGTCAACGAAGCGGCGCCGAAACCTTTAGGCCGCGCCCGGGCCGGTGCAGGCTCGGGTGCATGGACGAAGAGCTGATCACCCCCCACTTCCCGTGGTCCGGAACGCTCTGCCACGACGGCACGCCGATCCCCGACGAGCTGAGGCCGAACGCGGTCCGCCTGGCCGGCCAGCTCGAGATCATCCGAGCCGCCTGGGCGCTGGTGGTGGCGCCCGCGTCGCCGGCGATCATCCCGGTCTGCTGGTACAGGACCCCCGCGCACAATGCGGCCCTGCGCGAGGCCAAGCTGGCCCAGGGGCTGGTGCCGGGGACCGCGGTCAACAGCCAGCACATGACCGGGGGGGCCATCGACGCGCGGCCGGTGCGGCTGGCCGACCTGACCCGCTTCGAGGGCTGCATCGCCGATCTTCTAGCCCAGGGGCAACTGCCGCTGATCGGCGGCTGGGGCTTCTACTCACATCAATGGATTCACCTGGATGTGCGGCCGAGGCCGACCAGCGGTCACGTCGCGTTCTGGGAGGGCAACGGCGTCGCGAGCGAGATGGCCTAGCTTCCGTTGAAGCGGCCGACCTTGGCCCGCCAGGAGGCTAGGCAGATCCCGTCCGCCTCGTCCTCGAGCGCGACGATCCCGAACGTGCTCTTGACCCAGATCGCCGCGGCCCTCTTGCGGGCCTCGCGCGGCGACCGGTTGGTGATCAGGCCGGCCAGCAGCTGCATCTGCCACTGCGACGCCGTGAAGGTCTCGAAGGCCAGCGCGGCACGATCGCATTCCTGCATCCAGCGTCCGACGACCGTCCCCAGCTTGAGCGCCGTGTCGGGGTTGACCGAGACGTAGGGGAACTCGATCGCGGCCTTGGCCGCGCCGAGCTTGATTGCGGCCCCCACCACCGCCGTCAGGCTCCGGTAGTTGCCCACCTTGGCGATGCCGAAGTCCAGCAGGCGCGGCCGGCCCGCCGTGGTGTCGACGATGCCCCAGCCGCTCTTGGCGGCCGCGTCGATCCCGAGGACGATCACCGCCGGCGGCGCCCCGGCAGCGGCGGCTCGATACGGCGGGCCGTGTCGTGCAGCTTGCCAGCCCGCTCGATCAGGTGGTCGGCGGCCTTGCGCAGCTGCTGCGCCACGAACGATGCGGCGGGGCTGCCCTCCGTCCTGGCCTTCACCACCGAGGCCCGCAAGTTCTTCTCGTCCTCTCGGAGCTGGCGCCAGAGGGCCAGCAGCACGTCGGCGGCCGCCTCGAGCTCAACCGAGACGTTCGGTTCGGTCACTTCATCTTTTTCCACTGGGCCCCTCTTTCGACGGCTTGTTCTCCACCGGGTCCCTCGCCTCGATCTCGGCCATCAGCACGTTGATGACCATGCGCATGTTGTTGAAGTCGTGCCGGAGCTGCTTCACCTCCAGCGTCATCGATTCGATCTGAGCCTTGGTCCCGCTCTCGAGAGCCGAGGCCCTTCGCTCCAGCACCTCCAGCAGCTCATTGGCCTCGATAACCCTGCGTCTGAGGTCCTCCGGCATCGGCAGCGTCATTCGCTACCTGCGGCCCGCTGGCCTACGTGGTCACCGAGGGCATCAGGTTGCACGCCATGTTGAGCGGCCCGTGATAAAGGTCGCCCGGATTCGACCGGAGGATGGTTGCGCCCGCCGTGTTCTTGGCAGCCATCAGCGGGGCCGCACTGCCCGTGATGGGCACCGTCGTCGTGTTGGTCGCGACCAAGGCCTGGCCAATGTAGAAATACACGGCCTTGGTGCCGCCATCGTTCACGTTGGCGCCGCGGTACTCGATCCGCATCCGCATGTTGGCGCCCGCGCTAACGGCAACGCCGGTGTCGGTCATGGTCTCGCTGGTCGCGTCGCGCGTGACCGCCTGCCAATTCGCCTTCGTGATGTCGCGCAGGAAATAGCAGCCCGGGATCGTCCTCGGATCGCCGACGAAAACGTCGGTGATTCCAGCCATCACGTCCGGCCTGGTCGCGCCAGCATCGTCGCCGACATTGAGGATCGTCTCCCAGGCGATGTCCGCATCGGCGTGAAAAGCGCACATGGGCGCAGCCTGCAGGCCGTAGAACTGATTGAGCACGTCCCCGGCGCAGATGCGGACCATGCCCATCCGATCGTTGGGCACGCCGGCGTAGGTAGCAGCGGGCGGATGCACGAACACGATGCCGCTGGCGACGGCGCTGCAGATGTTGACCCAGTTGACGCCCGGATAGTTGGGCAGCACGCGGCCGCTGGGATCGCCCGACAGCCCGGTGACGAAGGGCCAGCGCTCCTGCATCTGCAGGTATGTGCCGGCGGGCAGGCCATTGCGGTCGAGCGCCCAGCGCGTGTGACCCAAGGAGGTGCGGCCGCGGTACAGGTGGCGGACCGCCGCGCTGGTGCTGCCCTTAGGCTTCATAGCCCGGGCCAGGTGATTAGCGAGCACCTTGAACGCCTGGGCGATCGAGGCAGCATTGGCCAGATCGCCATCGGCCGGCAGCGTGATCGCCGGCGTTGCCTCGGGCTTTTGCCCAGCGTCGGGAGCCAGCGGCGCTGCATCCGGATCGGCTGTGTAAGTCGTCGACATTCTCGTGCTCTCCTATCGCGGCGGGATAAACGATCCCGTGCCGCCCCAATTGAACGATCCCCAGGTGCGCGTTGTCGGCCAGCCCCACGTCGCGCCCGAGGCGATGATTGCGGTCCCGATGAAGTCGGCCTTGGCCGGGCGCCAGCGCCACACGATCCGGTTCAGCTTGGCGGCCGCCGCGCTGAATAGACCGGTCAACGCGTCCCACGTGAGCGATGGTTGCGCGGCCACGAAGAGCAGGCCGAATTCCGCGTATGCCTCGGGCGGCTTTCCGCTCCAGGTCCACACCGGCCCATCCGTGATCGTGGTCGCGCCGAGGCTCGTCCGCGTCGAGCGGCGGCCGCTGCGCTGGATCACGTACAGATTGGCGCGGTCGTAGCCCGCGATGTCGAGCTGCCCCAACAGCGCCCCGTGCGAGCCCATGCGCGGGAACACGTCCCAGGCCAGGCGCAGCCGCTCGCCATACTGCGCATTGGTCTCGGTCGGGCCGCGCTCGAGCTGGCGTTCGGCACCGATCTTGGCCAGCGCCTCGGTCGCCGGGGTCATCGTCGAGACGACGCCGGGCATCGACAGCTTGCGCGCCTGGATCATCTCGTCCGTGCACTCGTCGAGCTCGGCACCGAGCGCCTTGATCAGTCGCCCGCTCCAGGTGCCCTGCAGCGCGGGGGGCGCGAGCTTTGGCAGCCAGTCCTCGTAGAGCATCAGAGCACGATCCAGTTGAGCAAGGTGGCCAGCGAGCTGCCGGCCAAGGCCTGCATCACCTCGGTGCTGAGCACCGTGAAATCCGGATAGATCGCACTGCCGGTGGGGCCGATGAAGATGTCGAAATAATCGACCGCACCGGCGTCCATCAGGATCTGGATCAGCTTGGCCGCGCGGACAGTTCCGCCGATCGGCAGGCCCGCGATGTAGACCTGCCAGGCCAACTGCGCCTCGGTCTGGATCCGGGTCAGGTCGGCCGCGTTGACCTCCACGTTGCCAGCGCTCTCGATGTCGACCACCGTGGCGGCGGCGACGAACGGGTGGTCTGTCACGCCGGCCCGCTGATCGATGTAGGCCTGCACTGTGCTGACAATGCCGGTCAGATCCGAGAGGCCAGCGATCAGAATATCCGTGCGGCCCGGGTGCGCGGCCGTGTTGTTGGGATTGACGGTCACCTTGGTGACCTGGGTCGAGGCCAGGCGCGCCCACTGCTCGTAGATGTCCGTGGTCGGGACCTCGGCCAGCGAGGGCCAGCGGGCCATCATCCGCGCGCCCAGCGCCTCCTTGGTCTCCTCATCCAGGCCTTGGAGCGCGATGGGTGATCCGGGCGTGCTGAAGTCGTAGGTGTCGAGGTAGACGAACGAGGGGTTAGCGGTGCCCGCCACGAACGCCACCACCGTCCCCCCGGGCAGCACCACGCCCCCGCTGGCGCAGCTGCCGGCGGGAATGTAGGGCGCGCCGTCCTGGCTGTACTCGAACGTGGCGACGTCGGGCTGGCCCGATGCCGTGATCCGCAGCGTGAACCGCGCCGGGCCCGTAGGCGTCCCGCCCAGCGACAGGGTGCCGGTCCCACTGCCGGCGTGGCCAACCGCGGAGAAGGTCGGCGCGCCGTTGATCGCGCTCACGCCCGGCAGCTGCTTGGTCAGCAGGGTGGTGATCTCACCGGCCACATCGGCGTAGGCCGCCCCCGGGCTCTCGGCTTTGAACTGCAGCGCCTTGTAGTCGGTGCCGTCGACCGCGGTGGGGCCGACACCGAGCGCGGTGCCGATCGGGATCGTCCCGGCCTGAGCCAGGATGTAGCGGTTGCCCGACAGCGCCTGCACCACGAGATCGCCGGCGGCGACGGTGTAGGGTCCCACGCCCGGAGCCGCGTACAGCTTGACGGTCTGGACCGTGAAGCTGGCGCCGATCTTGTCGATCGCGTAGTTCTGCTGGGCCAGCAGCGTCAGCCAATCATCGTCGGCCTCGTCGACGAAGCCGCCGCCGGCGATGCGCGGCACGAGGCCCGCCACGTTGTCGGCGATGCCGGCAGCGGCCATCTCAACGAAGGTCCGGCCGTTCGCCCCGGGGGCGAAATCGGTGATGGGGAAGCCGTCGCTGTTGAGCCGGCCGAACAGCCGCTCGCGGATCTGGTCCTGGGTCAGCCCCGCGAGTAGCTGGTCGAATGTCAGGAGCGCCACGACCCGACTCTACGGGGCCGGGACGGCAGCCTAAAGGTTTCGTTGACCTATTGAGCTATGGACCTGGGTACCCGTGGACCGGGCGACACCAGGACCCGCATCAGTAAGCGCACTCGTCGCAGCTCGCCACGCAGAGGATCCGCGAGACGTCGTGATAGTCGGCCGTGTACGAGCCGGGCGGGCTGGCCTTGGTGCAACCGCTGGCCGGCTCAGGGGCAGCTTTCGAGCCAGTCGCGCAGGTGGCGCAGCGGCTGCCGTCCTTGCGCTGCCAGCGGAAGTAGCCGGGGACACCCAGGTCAGCAACGCCGCAGCTGCCCGTGAACTGGACCCCGTTTTCGCAGCCCGGGTAGACCACATGCGCGGGCGGGTCGGCGTCGACCATCACCACCGGCGGGGTGCCGCCGTCTGCGGCGCCGGCGTCCGCCGCGCCCGTTTGCCCGCCGGTGCCCGGCATCGCGTCCGGCGCGGCCGGCAGCGCGTCCGGGGCCGCTTCCCCGCCCTGGCCACCCTGCCCGCCCTCGCCCGCCTGCGCGCCGCCTGTGCCCGTTTCCGGGGGCGTGGCGACGGGATCCTTCATGACGACCGGCTTGCCCTTCTCGGGGTCCTTCTTCACGTCGGGCATCGCGCCAACGCCCGCGTCACTTTGCAGCTCGGCGACGGGCGCGGCGGCGTCCGTCGTGGACATGTCGCAGGCGGCGAAAAGCAGTGCGGCGAGGGCGATAATGCGGCTCTTGTTCATGGGTTCGGCTCCGTACCCCTGAACAACGGCAGGACCATAACGAAGCTTGAGCCCCGGCTATAACCGGGGTTATAGTTAACCCATGTTGAACAAGCGTCTCATCAAGGTGGGCCAGTCTCTCGCCCTCATCATCGACAAGCCGATCCTGGAACTCCTGGGCCTGAACGGCGAATCGGATCTGGAGATCACCACGGACGGCCGCGCGCTGAAGATCGTGCCCAAGGTTCGCCACGCGACCCGTGAGCAGCTGGAAGCGGCCATGCAGCAGGTCTTCACCGACCACGCCGAAACCTTCGCCAAGCTGGCCAAGTGATGACCGAGCCAGTCTTCCTCACGGTCGAAGACGTGGAGCTGATGCATGCGCGCGGCATCGCCCTTCATGGGGGCCAGCACGGCGTGCGCGATCGCGGGAGCCTCGAATCCGCGGTCGCCACGCCCCAGGCTGGCTTCGGCGGCGAGTACGCGCACCCCACGCTCTGGCTGATGGCCGCGGCGTACGCCTTCCACATCGCCGAAAACCAGGCCTTCCTCGACGGCAACAAGCGGGCCGGGCTGGCTGCCGCGCTCGCCTTTCTCAACGTCAACGGCCACCCGGTGCGAACCACCACCGGCCTGTACGAGGCCATGATCGCGATCAGCGCGCGCAAGCTCGACAAGGTCGGGCTGGCCGCCCTGCTCGAATCGCTGGCCAGTTAGGCCGCGTCGAGCAGGCCGAGGATCTCGACGGTCACGGCCGAGATGCCCAGCACCAGCGTGAAGGGCCCGGCCGCGGTCGTGCCCCGGATCGTCACCTTCATCGTCTCGGACGACCGCACGAACAGGACGTCCGCCGTGATGGCCTGCACGCGCTCGTCCTTGGCGCACTCGGCGGCGATCTCGTCGGGCAGCACCGCCATCTGCGAGTCGGTGACGCCCGCGTTCAGGTAGTCCCGCAGGTCGAAGCCGTAGCTCGGATCGTAGAACAGCCTGCCCCGCGGCGTGATCAACCGGCGGGCCAGCGCCATGCCGAGATTCTGCAGGCCCGACGCCAGCGCGAAGGTCGGGGTGATGTCGGTCACGCCGGCGAAGTCCACGCCTAGGTCCACGCGAGCGTCCGGCGTCCGGCCCGACAGCGGCGCCACATAGGTGGGCGTCACCACCGGCGGCGCGGGGGGATAGACCGGCAAGGCCGGGCAAGCGGCGCAGCCTGGGAACACGTAGATCGGCACGTCGGTCCCGCTCGTGGTACTGCCGTCCCAGGGCACGAGGAGCCCAAACTGATCGGCGGGCCCGTACTTGAACGACTTCTTGCCGTCGCGGGTTGCGAAGTCGCTGGAGGCCGGCGCGGTGGCGCTGCAGATGTAGACGTCGGGCATCCAGTAGCGGGCGTCGTGCGTGGTCAGCGAGCGCAGCCCGATCTTGTGCACCGGGTAGGCCGCCCGCCACGGGTCCAGCCGGTTGAGCCAGAGGCTCGCGTGATCGATGTCCATCGACCGGTGCTCTTGCAGCGTCCCGTCCTGCAGCCGGCCCACGCAGCTGCCGTTCGTACCGGTGAAGAGAAACGGCGTCGCGCCGAAGGTCTGGTTGTTGCCGATGAAGGCGAGGTAGGGGTTGAGGTCGGCGGCGTGCGGCAGCTCGAGCGGGAAATAGCCCAGCAGCAGGCCGTCGGCGGTCAGGTCGGGCGTGGTGTCTCGATAGACGCCGCTGTAAAAGCCGCGGCCATCCTTGCGCACAGCCAGATAGAAGTACTCGTTCGACGTCGACTGCGGCGTGAAGGTGACGCCGGCCGTGTTCAGCTCCCGCGCCGCGGTCGGTGACGAGGTGACGTCCGTGGGCCGCGTGGCGGTCCCAGTGCCCCCGCCGCGCCAGGCGCCGCCGGTCTCAAACTTGTTGAGGGCGAACACGACCGTGATCACGGACACGGGCCCGCTGCTAGTGCCGAGCAGGAAGCAGACCTGGTGCCCGGTCGCGATGTTCTCGGCCACGGCCCAAATCGGGTTACCCGCGCCGGCGACCTCGGTCTGCAGTTTGCCGGTCAGATAGTCGACGCCGTCGGGGGTCGCGCTGTAGGCCGCGCCCAGGGTGCCGTTGCGGGAGGTGCCGCGCACGCGCCACGGGCTCACCGGGTCAGCGAGCAGCCCGCTCCACATGGCCAGGAACCAGTTCCAGCGCAGGATCGTCGCGGATGCGCCCGTGATCGATTGCTTGGGCGTGATGGTGTAGTCAGTGTTGGCCATCAGCTGATGGTTCCCGTGGCCGCGCCGGTGACAGGCCCGCCCGCAGTGCCTGGTGGGGCCAGCAGCCCGGCGGGGTTCACGGTGACGACCCCCGCGGTTGTGAGGTGCTGGATCACGGCATCGGCCAGGGCCTCGAACGTCTTGGCCCTATCGGCTTTGTCCTCATTGCTGAGGGCGTCCATTTTGGAATGCATCAAGGCGCCGAGGACGGTCTTGCTCAGAGCCATGGCATCACTTCGCGTAGACCTTTGCGGCCAGGTTGCCGGCCACGTAGTGGGGCGCGCCCGTGAACTGGCAGGGCGTCCGCCCGACCACCAGCTGATCGAGCAACGGCTGCAGGTCCTCGGCCCCCAGCTCGATCTTCGCCGCCGTGATGCTGATCGTGAACACCTCTGCCCCCTTCTGGAAAAGGAAAGCATAGGCGCGCTGCGGATCCCCGTTTCTCCAGCCCACCATCACCATCGCCCCGGCCGGGATCGCGACCGTCGCCCCGGGGATTCCGAGGTCGAGGGGCACCTGCGCCATGGCCGACGGCAGGCGCGAATCCTCGGGGGCCACGTCGACCGTGCTCCGGTCAGCCGACTGCACCACGACCTTGGCGCTGTAGTATGCGAAGTAGTCAACGGTCGGTCTGCTGCTGCGGACGATCGCGAACAGCGCCTTCTTCATCGCGTCGGCCGCGGCCGAGGTCATGCCAGCCATGCCGTCGCCCTCGCGCCTTCGCGGCCGATCCGGTGCTCGACGTAGTCGATCCGGTCATCGCCCAGGACCGTCGCCGGCAGCAGCGCGGGGCTGTTCAGGCCCAGCTCGAGGCGCCCCTCCCGCGGCATCCGGTCAAGTTCCCGCCACTCGCTGAGCGTCGAGTCGGGCCAGGTCTCGGCGCCGATCCAAAGTGTCCCGTCCGGCAGGAACCGCCAGGCCGTGCCGGCTGGCATCCCCGTCCCGACCAGGGCCGCCAGGGCCTCGCCCACCGGCATGCGCAGCGTGGTCCAGCCCGCGAGCGGCCGGCTCAGCAGGGCAGGATCGATCGTGGACGACAGGGTCTCGCCTGCCGACGCGACGAGGTCAGTCAGCACGGTGCGCACGGTCCCGCCGCCGTAGTGCTTGGGCGCCGTCTCCTTGCCGAGGCCGGCCTGGCCGGCAACGATGCGCGTGCACAGATAGCCGTAGGCCATGGTGCCGGCCACCACGGTGCCGACCAGGGTCGGACCCTCGGCGATCTCGATCGAGATGGAGCCCTTGATGTCGATGGTGGCGTCCAGCTCGAGGTCGGCCGCCCAGACACCCACCCGCGGCAGCAGGATGTTCCCGCCCCGGACCGCGTAGCCCCCGGCCGTGAGCAGCGCCATCTAGTCCGCCCCCTGGCGGCCCGCGGGCAGGGATCCCTGCGTCGTGCCCGACGTCGTGCTCTGCCCCGGGCTCTTGCCCGCCTGGTTGACGGTGGCCGCAGGCAAGGTGTGCGTCGGCTTCAGCAGAGGCTCGTCGCCCTTGACTACCTTGGTTTTGCCGCTCTTGGGAGACGGCACGAATTCGAGGCACTTGATGTTGACGATCCGGCTCTGCGGCGCCGGGCCCGGCTTGGGCAGCGAGCGGCCGGTGATGACGACCAGGTTGATCTTCGCCTCCTGCAAGGTCGGGTGCCCGATCGTGACCGCCCTCTGCTCGGCCAGCGCGGCGCCCTTGGCGATCTGGCTGCGCTCGGCGCCCGTCTTGTCGATCGAGCTGAAGAACTGCACGCCGCGCTCGGAGAAGCCCGACGAGATCTTGCCTGGCCTGGTCCAGACCAGATCCATCACCTGTTGGAACACGGCCCATTGCTCCTCGGTCCACATGAGGACCTCGATATCGATGGGCCCGGGCAGGTAACCCTGCAGGATGATGGCCGCGCCGTCCCGGCCGGGGGCCTTCTCACGGCCATACTCCAGCGTCGGCAGCGCCTCGACCGAGCACTTGCCCGGCAGCTTCCTGCCGCCCAGGACAACGAGATCGTGGGGGTTGGGTGCGTACAGCGGCCCCTCGTAGCCCTGGGTTCCGCGGCCCCAGAATGTGGCGGCCACCTACGGCACCTCTTGTAGGTTGGAGGGCAAGATGTCGGGCCGCCAATCGATGGTCAGCTCGGAGTTTTCACCACCCTCGATCTCGGCCGTGCCGTAGATGATCGTGGTCGGATCCAAGGTGACCCGCACCTTGTTGGCCTCGTTGCCGTCCTGGCCGCTGAAGTCGATGTCGGTGATGCGGCAGCCTCGGATCACATGGGTCGTCACACCCTCGGGCGCGGCCGTCTTGGTCGATGCCGACTCGTACATGAGCGGCTCGGCGAAGGCGACCTGGATGTCGAACGGGATGAGCCCGAAGCCGGGGCCCAACGTCTCGAGCAAGGCCTGAAACTCGTGTTGCAACATGTCGATGTCGCAGCGGTGATCGGCATCGCCCGGCGTCCGCCCCAGCTTCTCCGCGTCGGTGCCGCGGATGATCCCGGGCTTGAGGCTCGAGCCGTAGGCGATGCGGGTGATGCCGAGAAAGAGGCGGTTGTTCGCGGTCAGATCGATGCTCGCGAAGCTGTACCGGTGGCCGTTGATGAGCGCGCTGTCCGCCATGACGTCACGTCGTCCCGGTCTCGAGCGCGATCCTGGTGAAGGCGCTTTGCAGCTGCCCCGGCAGGAGATCCTTGATCATGTCGGCGATCTCCTGGGCTGCCGCCTCGCCGCCGGCGCCGCTGTAGTTGATCGTGATCGGCGCGCTGACGCTGACCGCCCCGACCGTCCCGCCGGCACCGCGCTTGGCGTTGCGGATGTCCTGTGACGGTGCGGGGATCGCTCGGGCCGTGGCATCAGCAACACGCCCGCCCATGCCCTCGATGCCTGCCGCAAACCCCTCGCCACTCATCCGGCCATAGCGCTCGAACACCTTCGAGGGCGAGTGCATCTCGAGGACGGCTGGGGGGATCGCCTTGAGGTCCTCCATCATGTTGAAGAGCGCCGCCGGCGCCTTTCCGCCGGCGATGCCGTCCGCGACGCCCTGGTCGATGCCGCTACCGAACCGGTTCACGTCGGGCAGCAGTGAATCCAGCGCGTTCATCATCAGCTGCACCGACGGCGGTAAAAAGCTGTTGGTCGAGACGCCCGCGGCCAGGCCGCCTGGCGGCCTGCTCTTCACCACGTGCGGCGCCATGGCGATGCTCATGGCGTTCTTGGGATTGAAGACATCCTCGACGAATCCGGTCTGGCCCGCGCGCGAGGCGGCGCCCGCCGTTGGTCCTCCCACCTCCTTCTTGCCGCCGGGCAGCTTGCCCAGGAACTCCAGGAACGCGACCCCCGCCTTCGTCGTCCCTTCGATGAGCCCGGGCAGCTTGGTGAAAAGATTGATCAGCGAATCGGACAGACCCTTGATGTCGATCGCCGCCAGCGACTTCGCCACGCTCTGGAGCATCTGATCGAGCGAGTCGACGATCCGCTTGCCGTTGGGGCTATCGGGATCGAGCATGTCGGCGATGCGGCCAAAGGCGTTGCCCAGCTCGGTCACGCCCTTCGAATCAGCTAGGCCTTTGAAAAGCTCCTCTTTGGAGCCCAAGAGTCGGTCGAGCTGGGCCATCGGCGTCTTGCCCATTGCATCGGCCGTCGCTCCAGCCTGAGCACCTTTCGTGACCTTTTTCAGTGTGCGCTGGATGGCTCCGAAGATCAGGTCTGGCTTCACCCCGCCCTCGGGACCCATCTCCACGCGCTTCTGCGCCTCCAGTGAGCTGACGCCCATGTGCTTGGCGATGTCGCCGAAAAAATCCTTGTCGCTGACGCCCACGCCTCGGAGCAGCCTGTTGTCAAAACCGCCCTTTCGCTGCGCCCTCGCCAGTTCGGCACCGACCTCCAAAGCCTTGGAGGTCTTGGCCGCCCTGTCAGGCAGACCAGGAGTGAGCGCAGTGATATCCGCGGCGATCGCGAAAGCTTTGTCGAGCTTGTCGACCGCCATCCCGGCCCGCAGCAGACCGGCCGCCATGCCTGTAAACGCCTCGTCCTCAATGCCTGTGGCGGAGCGCATGGCATCCGCGAGCGCCTGAATCCGTTTGGCGTCGGCGGGTCCGGCTATCGTCGACAGGATCCGGTTCGTCTCGCTGGCGATGCTCGACAGCTTGATCATGTCGACGCCTAGGTCGATGGCGCCGCGGCCCATAGCCTTGAGGCCTTCGAACGTTGCGAACCCCAGGAACGAGGAGCCAGCGTCGCGGAAGAAGGTCCCGACCTGCCGGCCCAAGGCGCCCAAAACCTTCCCCATCCCGGTGCCCATGGCATCGACCGCCTTGTTGGCGCCGGCCGCCGCAATGGGCAGGGCGTTGAACGCCCGCAGGGTCATCTTCATGCCCGGATCGATCTTGACCAGCTGCTTGGTGATGCTGTTGAGCACCTTGTCCAGCGCCGGCAACGAGCCGAGCTTGGCGTCGAGAGCGAGGATGAATTTTAGCGGGGCGGCCATCTGCTCACGAGCCTCCTTTCAGGAACCGGCGCACGCCGCGCAGGCAATCGATGAGGTCTCCCACCACCAGCTCGCCAACCTCCGCTAGGTCGCTTTCCTCGTTGTGCAGGACCCATCGCAGCCAGGCCGTCACGGCCTCCCCGGTTTCGCGCAGGTCGGCGCGCGACCGTTGGAGACCGGCTACAATTTTTTTTCGGTGGCCTCTTGCCCCGAGCCGGACCAGCCGGCCAGCTTGTCGCCCCAGACCTCGGCCCAGCCAGGCCGCCGCTCGAGCATGGCGCTCAGCTCGGCGGTGGGCGGATGCACGCAGCAGCCGAACACCAGGGTCTCGAGCGCCATGGCCCGCTGGTTGGGGTCCACGACCATGGACCGGAAGCGCTTGTACTCGCCCCGGCTGGGGGCCTTGCAGATGATGGCACCGCCCTCCTCGGTCACGATCTGGCGCAGCTCGGTGGTGGGGAAGCGAGCCTTGACCGCTTCGATCACCTCCGGCGGGAACGCGGTCGGGATCAGATCGGTCACATCGTCTTGGGCTCGGCGTGCCGCAAGTTCATCCATGGTCCTGTCCTCCATTGTCTAGAAGCCGATCCCGATGGGAGCGGCGATCATCCCGTCGACGCCCTCGATGACGCGCATGACGTTCAGGGTGAGCGAGACCTTCGTGGGGTCGGTGCCGTCGGCGTTGTTGTAGTCCGCCTTGACGATCCGGCAGCCCAGCAGCGTGTGGGTGACCACCGGCATCTGCGCCTCCGCGAACTGGACCACGACCGGGAACCGCACCTCGCCATAGCCCTGCCCCGCCAGGAACCCCACGGCGTTCAGGCTGGCCCGGAACACCTCCCAGGCGCGCAGGTACATCTCGAGCGTGCCGTCCGCGGTCTGCTTGCCGCGGGTGGTGCCGAGCTTCTGCGAGCGCGTCCCATAGACGTCGGCGACGTCGAGGCCGGTCGAGTAGTTGATCGCGGTGAAGTCCACGATCTTGATCCCAGGCAGCCCCGCCTCGATGGAGGCGAAGCTGTAGAAGTTGCCCTGAATCAGCGGGTTTTGCAGCGGCATGGTGTCCCTTTCCTCAACCGATCGCGGGGTTGCTGAAGCCGATGCTGGTGGTGATGTGTTTGAGGTAGGCCTTCGGGATCACGCGCACCGTGACCGGCTGGGAGGCGCCCTCCAGCAGGTTCGCAGTCCGCGACATCACCACCTGGGCCGACGAGGCCATGCCGGGCGCGATGAGGCCGGCCCTCAGCTGGCTGTTGACGTCGGCCTCGAAGCGCTGGGCCTCTTTCTCATCGATGAACCCGTTGGCGGCGATCGTCACCTCCTGGTTCAGGTACGGCAGCTCGGCCTGGCGGGTGATCCTGCAAGCCGTGTCCATGACCCGGCGGTTCATGCCGTAGGTGAAGTCGGACCCGCCGGGCGCCATCATCCGGAAATTGGTGATGAAGTAGCCCTCTTTGCCCCGCTGCCTGGTGAGCGTGGTGAAGCGCTGCTCGTCGAGGCCCGGCGTGGCGCCCTCGTTGCGGTAGATCGAGGTGACCCCGGGCAAGGCGCCGCGGCCCACCCAGGCGGGATCCTCCTCCTGCGAGATGAGGGCGATCCGGGCCGCCACCACCCAGGCGCAGTTGCGGCGGTTGATCTTGGACGTGAGCGGCGAGACCAAGGCGGCGTCGCCCGCGCAGACCGTCACCCGCTTGGAGACGTAGGAGGCGAAGGTGCTGATCAGCACGCTGTCGGCCTCGGTCGTCGGGCACTCGGTGAGTGCATAGGTGTAACGGAATGCCGTCTCCATCCCGGTCAACTTGGTGTCCACCGCGACCGCCAAGGTGTAGGCGTTGGCCGCGCTGCTGGGCGCTCCCACGACGTGGATGTGATCCCACTCCGTGGCCTGGCCGCTGAGGACGTCCATGGCGCTGTTGACGTCGCTGACCGTGAAGGCAGCGGCCACCGAGGTGAAGCTGTAGGTGTCGCCAGCGGTGAAGGTCCCGGCGAAGGTCAGTACCAAGCCGGTGCCCGGGATCGCATAGACCCCGCCGCCCGGGATGGCGATGATCGGCGAGACGCTGTTGCCGCCGTCGGTGCTGTAGATGAAGGCGCCGACACCGAGGCCGCCCGCGGTGTTGATCTGGACGATCGCATCGAAGGCGTCGTCGGGCGACGAGGCCTGCGTGACGGTCGGGCCACCGCCCGCGTTGGTCACGACGCCGTTGGTCCCGACCGTGTAGGTGGCGTTGAGGACGTAGGTCCCCGCCGGGAACGTCAGGACGGTCAGTGTCCCGGGCACCAGGATCGTGGCGGCCGTCGGGACGGGCGCGCTGTAGGCACCGCCGTCCACGCTGAACTGCACCTGCGACGTGGCCAGGATGCCCGCGGTCGAGATCTTGGCCACGATCACCCGGTCGGGCGCGAGGCTCACCGCCACGGTGCCTGTGCCGGGGCCCACGTGGGTGGTGCCGCCGCCGGTGCCGTTGACGCCCGCCGTGCCCGGCGTGGTGGGGTTCGCGGGGCAGGCATAGACGGGCCCCCCGGCGACGTTAAGCACCTGGCCGATGGCCTCGACCAGCGGCCCAGAGCCGAGGTCGGCCGAGAGCTGGTTGATGTCGCTGTACCCCTTGACCGTGTTGGGCACGCCCTTGCTGCAGATCCCGATCTTGGCCGAGGCGCCGGCGACGTTTGGCGGGAGCGTGCCGAGCGCCCCGTCCTCGATCGTCATTGTGATCCCTGGTAGTGCCATCGTCTATTCCCCCGCCTGTTGACCTGTTCGTTGACCTGTTGACCTACGGGCGCGCGTCTACTGGATCCCGACCTGCCCCGCCTCCATCACCGCGGCGTCGAACTCGGCCTCGGTCACCTCTTTGCCCTCGGGCCACTTCCTGTGGGCCTTGGCCTGCGTGTAGAGCACGAGGTTCGGGTTCTGCCGGGGCATCTGCACCTGCCGGCTGCCCATGCGCGCGGGCGTTGTGATGAGCGCGGGCAACATCCCCTTGGCCGTCGCCCACTCCTCGATCGTCTTGACCGGGCCCGGGGCTTGCGCCGGGGGGCCGCTGCTGGTCTTCTCTTCTTCGTCGTCGCTGATCATGGCTGCGCGGCCTCCTTTAGCTGGGCGGATCGATGACGGGCACGAGCGGCCCGTCCGTGAAAGGCGCCGTCAATTCGCGGCGGTTGATCGGGATCAAGAACGACATCTCCTGCGTGACCAGGAAGCCGCGGCCGCTGAGCGCCTTGAGCGTCCAGGCGCCGGTCCCAGGCCGCACGGTCCAGCTGACCGCGGCGATGATCGCGTTGATCAGCTGCTCCTCGAGGTCCTCGACCGCATCCATCGAGTCGGCCCAGATGTGCATCCGGACATTTTCGACCTTGGTCAAAAGCGAGCGCGGGGCGCCGTGGGACCCCTCGTAGGTGCGGGTCGATGGCTCCATGACGATCCGGTTCGAGGGATCGTTCTTGGCCAGCTCGTCGCGGCCGCCGACCCGGTAAACCACGGTGGGCGGCAGCTGCGCCTTGATGGCGTCGAAGATGGCCGACAGGCTCACGGCGTCCTCCCGGAGAACAGCGCCTTGATCCGCAAGCTTGCCTCGGCCCGGATCGCGGCGTCCCAGTAGGGGCCGATGTTGTCGATGGGCGGGATCATCATCCGCTGTGGGATCGTCACCGACTTGGCGAAGAAGCGTTTGCCGCCGACCTTCCAGGACAGGTTGCGCGCCCGCACGGGCCGGATGTTGGCCTTGCCGTATTGGTGCACAGGCGCGTACTGCGCCCCGATCACGAGCTCGAAGCCGTCGGGCCGTGGGACCACCGTCGCCGAGGCCCGCATCCGACCGGTCCGCAGCAGGGGCTTGCCGGCGCGCAGGCGCAGCGGCTTCCAGGCATTGCCGTACGGGTCGCGGCTGTCCCGGAACTGGTCCATGAGCTGTTTGAGGGCGGCCACGCCCATGCCCTGGCAGAGCGAGGCCTGCCACTGGGGCGTGGCCACCAGGTTGACCCGGTTGATCAGCCTGGCCAGCCCGGTGAAGTCCCCCGACACGCCGGCCATCAGTCCCCCACAAACCCGCCGCGCGGGCCGTTGAGATCGAAGATGACCCCGTTGCCGTCGCCGCGGCTCGAGAAGCCCCGCGACGTGCCCGAGATGACCACCGGTCGGCGCGCGGCCTCGTTGACGTCGGGCGGGGCCGGCGTGGTGCCCACGGTTCCGTGCAAGGAGATGTCGCCGTCGCGCACGCCCTCGAACCACTTGATCGCGTCCTTGTAGCGCGACTCGTAGATGTTGTCGGCGCCGTTCTCGGGCGCATAGCCAACGCTCGAAAGCAGCAGGTAAGCGGCGATCCAGCTGACGTACATCGCGACGTCCGTCCCCACCGCCAGCAGGGGCAGCGTGAAGGGGTAGCCGTCGCGGTTGCTCAGATACCCGTCCGCCACGCGCGACGCTGCCTCGAGATCCCGGCCCACCATGTCTGTGGTGATCCCCTGGTCCTCGAGCAAATTCGGGCCGACCCCGAAATTTTCGAAGTCGGCTTCGGTGGCGTAGACGGTGACGGGCAACTACGTGGTCCCTTCAGCGACGCTTGCGCGCGGCCTGTTCCTCGGACAGCACACCCTCGGTCGACGCGCCTTCCCTGGGTCCACCGGCGTGTGCCAGCACGGCACCCTCGCCGCCCCGGAGGCGCGCGTTCTCCTCTTTGAGGCGCGCGTTCTCGGCCACCAGGGCCGCGTGGTCCTGGGCCACGGTCAGCGGATCACCGGGCGCGCGGACCGTGAGGTGCGGGTCCTTCTTCAGGATCTCGTAGGTCGCCTTGCCGATCCGAACGCCCTTGGCGGGATCGTGCGCAGGATCCTCGTCCTGATCGAGGACCTCCACCGGCGTGGGAGCCCCGCTCGGCCACTTGCGCCCGGCCCGGTAGGAGCCGTCGTGGCCGGGCCGGGGGACGGCTTGGACGTGAAATTTCGTTGCCATGAATGTCGCCCTTTCTGTTGCTGGGAAAAACCCCGCGGACACCGGCGCAACGGTCCACTTCGACCAGCAGCCCCTTGCAGGGCCGCCGGGAGAATGCCTAGGACCAGCACCGGCATCCGCGAGAAAAGCTAGACCGTGACCGCTCGGATCGCGGTGAAGGGCAGGCCGTAGCCGGCCGCACCGCGGGCGTCCGAGCCGAACTCGTACTCCTTGCGGTAGAACACGTTGTCGAGAGACGCGTCCGTCCGGGTGATGAAGTCCGGCTCCTTGCGGACCTGCAGGATGATCGGCTTGAGCCGGGTCGTGCTGAGGAGGTAGTAAACCGTCGGCTCGTTTTCGAGCCGCGGAATCACCAGCACCTTCATCGGCCGGCCGCCCGCAATGCCCGCCAGCAGCGGGTTCGGGATGGCGGCGTTGTTGGACGCGACGACCGGCGCCATCGCCGTGGCAGCGTCCAGCGCGAGCGAGGGGGGCACCACGAGCAGGTCGGGGTAGATCTCCAACGACCGTCCCGACTCGCCCTTGAACGCCAGCATCTTGTTGGACAAGAAGGCCAGGTTCGTGGGGGTGATCGGCTTGGCCGTGAACAGGTTGGCGTACGTGCCAGCGCTGTCGTCGTCCAGGTTGATCGGGTGGTCGGTGTCGAAGAAGAACTGGCCGTCGAAGGCCGTGGTGGTCGAGCCCGCCTGCAAGCAGTCGAACACGAGGTTGTCCCACAGCGCCTTGGCCGCGTCGCCCAGCAGCTCGGCGTGCCGGCTGTAGATGCCGAACTGATCGTCTTCGATCTTGTTCCGTGAAACGGTGAAGCCGTCCTCCCAGTCCTTGTTGACGATCGAGTAGGCGCGGCTTGCCAGGTTGTGGAAGACCCGGGGGCCGATCCATTCCCGGAAGCCCGGGATCTCGGCCAGCCACGCGTACGTGTTCGACTCGGTCGTCGACGGCAACCGTTCGGCCAACTGCGGCCAGAAGATCGTCCGGTTGGCGAGGCCGAGGTCGAAGTCATTGTGGAACTGCGTGAAGAGGAAATTGAGCGATGCCGGTGTGATCTGCATGGTCGTCTCTCCCTCAGCTCGCGTGCTTCATCTGGACCCAGACGCCTTGGGCGTCGACCGCGATGATTTTTCCGGCTGCGGAGCGCGCGCCGCTGTTGTCCGTCTTGGCGACCGTGTGATCGTCGACGATGTAGCAGATGTTGCCGACGTCGGCCTGGGCGATGAGATCGCCCGAGGCGCTGTTGTCCCAGCGGAAGATCCCGCTGTCGACGGCGCACTTGAACGCCTCGGCGGCGCCCCCCGTGTTGTCGTACGTGTCGCGCGAGCGCCCCACGCAGATGAGGCCCGTGGTGGTGGTGCCGGGCACCAGGCGCTTGTTGGTCCCGTCGATGCACGCGATCGAGCCCAGCCACACCTTGGCGTTGGCCGCGATCGGGAAATCGTACGGGGCAATGTCCTGCCCCAGGCGGGGCGTGCTTCGTGGCTTTGTCAGAGCGGCCATGTCGTCCTCCTCACTTCCCCTGCGCGGCAGCGTCGCGGCCGCAGACCTTTGCGATGTGGGCCTCGAGCGGATCGGGCATGCCGCCGCCTTCGACGTTCGGCGGCTTGAGGCCGCCCGGCGGGATGGCCACCTTGAGCGACAGGCAGGTCCGCAAAAACGCGATCCCGTCGTGGGTGATGCGCCCGCCGTTGAGCTTGAGCGCGTCCGCCTTGAGCTTGGTCCGGTCCGCCGGGGAGAGGCCCTTCGCGCTGGCCTCGTTGAGGACGCCCTCGAACTCGCCGCTGAGCTTCTCGTTTTCCAGCTCGGTGACCCGCGCCGAGAGCCGCTCGACCTCGCCGTGCGAGGCTTTCCAGGAGTGGATTTTTCCGATCGCCACCGCATCGCTGTCAGCGCCGGTGAGGCCGCGGACGTTGCTGCGGAACGTGGACAGGGCGGTGACCGCCGCGGTCCGATCGGGAGCGCCGGCCGTTGCACCCAGCGACAGCACTGCGGTCAACGTCTTGACCTCTTCGACGGCTGTCTGGCCATCGCCCGCGGCCGTTGACAGCTTCGCCGTCAGGTCGGCGTTGGTTGCCTCCAGCGCAGTCAGTTTTGCGGTGAGCTGCTCGTGCGCGGCCTGCAGCTCCTTGTAGAGCTTCTCGTAATCCATGCTGGTCCCCTCCTCTGTTCCGGTCGTTTGTCTCCGCGAGGCCGCGACGAGCGGCGCGATCCCGCGCATGGCGGGGATATTCGTAAGCGCGAGGTTGAGGACCTCCTTGATGCGGCCCTCGTCGGTGTGTGAAAAAGCCGGCGAGAAGTAGCGGTACTCGCCCGACGACAGGTAGCCCGCGGCGCGGTCGGTCCACTTGCACTCGGTGGCCCACAGCTCGCCGTTTCGGATCTGCGGCACCCAGCTCATGCACGACGCCGGCGCCTCGATGGGCGGCTCGGTGAGCGCCTGGTGCTCGTAGTCCATGGTCAGGTCGACCTTGCGGCGCCCGTACGACTCCATCACCGTGCGGGCCGCTTCCTCGTCGAACGTGAAGTCGCCCTTCTCCGTCTCGTTCACGCCGGCCCGGAAGATCCGGAACTCCGACGGCGGCACACGCAGCTCGAGCCCGACGAGGGCGTCGAACATCGTGGGCGCGGCGTAGAGCGGATTCACCAGTCGCAGCGTGCAGGCGCGCGCAGGTCGCCTTCAAGGTTTCGCATGCGAAAAGCTCAATATTCTCAAATGCTTACAGCTTCAAGACAACCGGGACTGGGTGGACTGTTACTAGATTCAGGAGAGGCAATATCAAATGCGCCCTCGCCCGGCGCCGCGCCCTGTGGGCTGGCTGCTGCGCGTGCGACGCTTGGCAGGTGTGGATCACCCTGTGCGAGGGCCTCGGCGCGGACGATCCGATCAAGCTGCTGGCCAGCTACGGCCTGGCCGGTCTGGTCATCATCGCCCTGGTGGTCGATCGCAAGTACATGCAGGCAAAGCTCAACGCGGCCGAGGCCAAGTACGACGCGCAGACCGAGCGCCATCGCCTCGAGATGGACGCCTTCCACCAGCGCCACGAAGCGAAGGCCGAGAACTGGGCCGAGCACCTCAGCCAGATCGCGGCCAAGAACCAGGAGAACGATGTAAAGATCATCGCCCTGCTCGAGGCGATGTTGCGCACGCGGGACAAGCGCGCGCCGGGCAGCAAGCCATGACCGATGACGATCTGCCGAGCCCGCGCCGGCCGCGCCTCACGCCCGCGCACGAGGCGCGCCTTGAGCCCGTAGACGCCCGCAGCCGCGCCAGCTACGAGGACGCCGAGGCCGCGTTGCTGACCAAGGGCGAAGCGGGCGAGAAGCTCGACGAGCTGCTGGCCCTAATCAACGACGGCGGCGGCGTGCCGCAGGCCATGCTCGAGATGTCCGACTCGACCGTGCACACGCTGACGCTTGTGCTGCACCCGAAGCCCAAACCGGACGACGAGCGGTAACTCGCAGTGGCGGGCCGCCGTGGTAACGTCGCGGCCCATGACGCCTCACCCCAGCGACTGCGACTGCTCCGCGTGCACGGTCTCGGCTGATCTGCGTCCCTCCGAACCGCCGCCGCTGCCCGTTTTCGAGCCGCCGACGGTGACTTTTCTCGGCACCGTCGACGACCTGCTGGCCATGACCTGCGGGCACGCCGCTCGCAGCGACGACTAGGGTTCCGGTTCGGGGTCGGGTTCCTGCAGGTCCATGGCCGCGCCGATCTCCTCGTACGTCGTCGCGCTCGGGTTGTCCTGCACCGCCTGCTCGAACCCGCTGATCAACTGGCCACGCAGCTCTGCCAGTTCGCTCTGCACCGTCGTTCGCTCCTCGGTCAACGCCCCCCACTCTGCGTCTATCGGCACTCTGAGCGCCGCCAGCTCTTCGATACGCGCGTTGATCTCGAGCACACGCGCGGCGCGCGGGGTGATATCGCCGGTGATCTCCGTCAATGGCAGCATGGTGGTGGGTCCCTTTCCTAAAGCGCCCCATCCTGGAGCGATGACACGTTATCCGCTTTCCAGATCACCCGCGCGGTCGAACCGCTCGGGTTGAACGTCTTGCCGAGGCGGAGCTTCCGCTGGGTGCCAGTGCTGGGCGAGGTCGTCGTCGCAACCTTCGATGTGGTTGGCGACAGATACGACATCACGCCCGACGCGGGGGCTGCGGCGAAGTTGACCAGGGGCGCGCCGCCGGTCGCAATGTACCCCAGCGCACCGCTGGCAGGCGGCGTGACCATCACGCCATCGGCGTATGCGTTGCCGATCGCATCGGCCAGCGAGCCGGTGACCTGGTTGGTGGTGCCGTTGAACCGCACCACGTCTCCCACGTTGAGAGCGCCGCCCGAGCTATTGGTGACGGGGACGAAACCCGATGCGATCGCAGTACCGGTGCCCAGGATCTTGTTGGCCGCGCTGTCCTCGAACCCGACAGAGGTCAAGGCCGTATGCGACGTGATCGCTGGGCCTGCGACCCGGATGTCGCCCGCGGTGCCGCTGACCGTGTTGGCCGAGCTGCGGCCAGTGATTAGGGCACAGCCCACCGCCGCAGACATGTCGATCCCGACATCCGTGTTGCCCGAGGTGCCGGTGCAGCCATCCACGGACAACGTGCAGCCGATCGCGGTCAGTTTGATTGCGCCAGTGGTGGAGTTGGTGACGTCCACCCGACGAATGCCCATGGTCGACTGGTTGACCGCGATCTGGCCGGAGACCACGCGCGGCGCCGCGTTCGTGGCCGACGTGTCCCCGAACACGAAGCCCGATGTCTCGCCCAGGTTGGCGCCGCCCGGCGGGCCGCAGAGCGTGAACGACGGTGCAGTTTGAAAGTACGACCTGGGGCCGATGCCACCATTGGTGGATTGGCATTGCGACACCGCGAAGGTCGCGCTGGCTCGCATCGCTCCCAGGCACGTGACGTTCTGGGAGAACACGCGATTGATGTTGCCGTTGCAGGCCAGGCGTAGGCCCATGCCGAGAGTTATCGCCGTCAGCGCCTCGGTGTTGAACGTGTCGCGGACCGAGAAATTGAACATGTCCGACGCAGTGAAGACCGTCGTATTGGTGGCTCCGGATAGCTCGACAAAGGCGAGCCCCGTGCCAGGCGCGCTCACCTTGAAGGCGTTTGCCGTGGTGCTCGCGGTCCGCACGCCCGTGAGGTAGTTGAAGAACAGGCCAAAGCCGCTGGACTGTGGGATGCCGTGCGCCCAGTCGATCTTGTCGACGATGCAGCCCGGCCGTTCGATGAAGAACTGGTCTCCCGCCGAGCCCGTCGCAGGCGCGGTCGAGGTCGCGCTGCCCGGGGTGACGGACCCTGTCGCATTCAACGTTACGACCCGGCATTGATTGCGCAGCGCCACCGTGACGGTCGTGGGCGAGAAGCGAATCCGGTACTGCACAGCCGCCGGATCGGCGCTGATCGACCCAGCGTTCAGGTTGAGCAGCGTGGTGGTACTGCCAGCGCCAACCGTGAATGACCCGTCGCCGTTGGGGCCGGTGGCCACCTGGACGCAGCCCTGGGTGATCTGGTCGCTGGCCGAGTTCGTGAGGTCTGTTGACCCCGACACGCGGAAGTACGGGTAGCCGGACAGTCCGCCGGTCAGGATGGAATCGGCCGTGACGCCGTCCTGTTTGAGGTACGTGCCTCCATCCGAGCGGTTCTTCCACAGCGCCACGATCCAGCGCCCAGCGCCGAGCTTCGGGACGATCTGAAAGAAGCGCTCCCAGGTCTTGATAGCGATGCCGGCCGGTGAGAGCGCCGCGCCGGCGGCCGCATCGATATAGCCGACGTTTGTGTCGAGACCGTTCTCGTTGTCGAGCACGTAGTAGCGGACCTGCTGCACGCCAGCGACGGTGATGGGCCACGTGGCAACGAGGGCTTGGAGCTTGGCGAAATCGGCCGCGCTCAGATAGCCGTCCGCGGTCGGCGTGGCGAGCGGCAGCAGCGGGTGCTGGTGGTTCCAAGGCGACGCCTCGGTCCCATTGCCGGGATCGCCACCAGCCACGCTACCCAAGGGCGTGTTGGTCGAAAGAGGCGGCTGCGGGCCGGCGGGTCCCGTTGCGCCCGTAGCACCTGTCGGGCCTGTCGGGCCAGGGGCGCCGTCCGCGCCTGCTGGGCCCACAGGACCCGTCGCTCCCGTCGCTCCAGTTGCGCCTGTTGCACCAGTGGGACCTGGCGCCCCGTCGGCTCCAGGTGGGCCATCCGCTCCAGCTGGGCCGGCTGCACCCGTTGGCCCCGTCGCGCCAGCGGGACCCGTGGGACCGAGAGGGCCTTGCGGGCCGGTTGGTCCCGGCGGCCCATCGGCGCCGGCGGGCCCATCGGCCCCGTCTGCACCAGCGGGTCCGGTCGCGCCGTCCGCACCATCCACACCGTCGGCCCCCGCTGGTCCCTGTGGCCCGGTCGCGCCCGGCGCGCCGTCGGCCCCCGCCGGGCCGGTTGCACCAGGCGGTCCGATGAGCGACGTCGGATCCCCCCAGTCGCCGGCGGTCTTGTCGCCATAGATGTCGTACACCGTCCTGTCGATGCACCAGTCGCCATTGAAACCGAGCCCGGGCAGCGGCGGCCCATCGCTCGTTCGCAGCGTCCGGCCGCCGATCAAATCGAGCAGTTCCGGCGGGACCGTGTCTGGCTCACCCAGTAGGCCCACCGATTCTCGAATCTCGAAAAAGCTGAGCGGCACCACCTGGGACCGCACGTCCAAGGCGTCGGTCCAAAACACGTCGTAGTGGTAGCGGCCCCAGGGCAAGCCGGCCGTGTCGCCCTGAATAAGTATGAATTTCGCGGCGCCGCCCTCCAGGCTGATGGGCACAGCGGTGCGCACAATCGTTGGCACTAGGTCTGACGGCCGTCTCCGGACGCTGAGCACCAGCTCGCCGCCAGTCAGATCTACCGGCTCGCGATTCGAAGAGACGAGGGTAACTACGATCGTGGCGTCTTCAGCGATGACGAGTTCGAGTCGCTGAGGAGTCGCTTGCGCGGGCGCCCCGATAGCCGGCACGCTGCCATCGTTGAGAACCGCGCTGATCTGAAGATTGAGCACGGTCACTCAGCCCAATGCCATGGCATCGCACTCATCGCCGGCGTAGTTGGCCGACTTGCGGTCTCCCGCTGGGCGCGCACGCGTGATGTGCACGGCCGTCACCTCTCCGATGTGCTGCACGATGTGCGGCAGGAGCATTCCGAATCGCAGGCCCTTGAAGTAGTAGCGCAGGGCGAACAGGCGCCCGAACTGCTTCTCGCCCGGCTCGTGCGACACGACGATCTCCGCGTGCTGCTTGTCCGGCCACATGAGCGCAAGCGAGCGCAGGGGGATCTTGATCGCCTGCACCCCACTTTGAATGACCCCCTTGTCGGGCACCGCGCGCTCCTCCAAGCCTGCCTTCGCGCCCGCCGGTGTGTAGAAATCGAAGAACGAGACGAACGCGAGGTCCGCGGGCACCTCGTACTCGACGATCTTCTTCACTGCGTTTTTGGACAACACGATGTCGTCCTCGAAGAAGGCCAGGTCTTGCTGGCGTTCGCGCGCCAGCTTCACGACGGCCTCCAGCCCCGGCAGCGTTCCGGTCGACTCGGCCGTGCTCCTCACGGTCCAGCCCTCCGGAGCGACGCCCTCGAAGGGCCCGTCGCAATAGATCAGCTTGTCTTCTTTCGGCAGACCGGCGCCCCCGGTCGCGTCGATCCGCTTGATTGTCTCGTTGAAGTACGAGAATCCATTCTCTCGCTTGGTGGTGTTGACGACGAGCAAAGTCGACATTGGGCGGGATCCTTTGAAGAGGGGGTTTTGATAGGGGGTGGGTGGGCTACTCGGGGGCGTCGCCGGGATAAACAGACGATCCGTCGCCGTTCAACAGCTCGACCACCCAACCGTTGCCGTGTCCCGCAACTCCGACGTTCCAGCGCATCTGCACGGACGCGACGCCATTCGTGTCACGAACGATCACGTGCGCGCCGACGTTGCCGCTGCTGGTACCGCCGGAGAGGCCGTCGATGATCGTGGCGTTGATGACGAGCTGGTTCGTAGCGTGGGGGGCCATCGTGCGGAACGTATGCGGCTGATGATCGGCCGTGCCATTGGGCAGCGTCAGCGTCACGGTTCCACCCGCAATCTCAACATCGGTGTGCGTCTTGGCCAGATCGACGGTGCCGTCCGCGAAGAAGAACTGGTAGCCGCCAGCTCCGGCCGGGCCGGCCGGGCCAGTCGGGCCAGTTGGCCCTGTCGGACCTCTCGCACCCGTCAGACCGGTCGGGCCTGGCGACGATGGCAACAGACCCCAGGAGATCGTGCCCGTGGCGGGGCCGCCCAGATCACCCTTGGTCAGACGGCCGTTCGCATGCCAGACCTCCGGAATCGCATCACCATCGACCAGGAGCTGGATCACGGTGCGTGCGCCCAAAAATCCCACGCGGATCGGCGTCGGTACGCCGGGCGTAACCTCATCGCCAAAACCCTCGCCGTTCATCACGCGGAGCTGACTGTCCGGAACCCCCTGCGCACCGGCCAGGATCCGGATCTGGACGGCGGTGTCGAACACCACGTCGCCCACGAACCCGCTGAAGTCCTTGTAGGTCCCGTCGCCCGTGTCCAACCACGTGATGATTCCGCCCTCGGTGGGCTGCGGAGGTTGCGCGATCAGGATGTCATCTTTCATTGGGTTCCCAGCTTGTTGACCTGTTGACCTATGGACCTGCGCATCGTCTCCCGGTCAGCCCCGAGCCTCAAGGTTTCAGCCCCCGTTCTTGAGCCGCTCCTCCAACGTGTCGCGTATCTCCTCGGGGTAGTCCTGCAGGTCCGGCTCCCAGTCAGGGCCATCGATGGGCGGCGGGGACCCGAAGCCTTCGTCGGGCTCGCTGTCGGGCGGCTCGTCGTCGATCCCCTCGTCCGCAGCCTCGTCCGCCGATAGCGGCGTGACCACCGAGCGGCAATTGAAGTGCAGCGGCGGCGTGCGGTTCTCCCAGGCCGGGTCATCCGCAGCCAGGACGGTGCCATCGTTGTCGTGGCAGACCTCGGTCTGCGCGTCATCGTCGATCCCATCAAAGCGCAGGTAGGGCCGGAACTGCCGGACCGACGGGGCCGAGATCACGGCATGGCGGCCGCCGTTGTAGGCAGTGAGCAGGTTGGTCCGGAAGATGGTCTCGAGCCGCCCGGGCTTGTCGGCCCCCCAGTGATCGACAAGCTTGGCCCCGGCGTCTGCCTTGAAGGTCTCGAAGGTCGTCCCCTGCTCGATCGCGGAGGCCAGGCCGTCGAACACCTCGGTGATGATGTCGGCCAGCGCGACCTCCGAGACGGTGAAGGCGAACTGCTTTTGCCCCTCGTTGAGCTTGTCCCACTCCTCGCGTTTCATTGGTACGCGGGCGCGGAATTTCTGGATCGCCTCGGTGAACTGGTTGGGGTCCGCAGGGATCCCGTCTTCGGCGCCGCCCCCTCCGCGCTTCGGCATCGGGCGCTCAGAGTTCCTCGAGCACGCCGAGGCGGCCCGCCATGTGGGCCATGATCTGCGCCCGCTCGACCACGCGCCGGAGCGCCGTTGCGTCGGCGCCCTTGTAGCGCCGGGTGAGGCGCGCCCTCAGATCGGCGGGGCTTGTGGCCTTGTCGACGTCCTCGAGAATGCCCGCGAGGTCCTGCTTGAGCGCCTGGGCGGCCCGCCGCTTGGCCGCCTTCTTGAGGGCATCGGCATACTTGGCGGTCCGCTTGTGGCCCGCCACCCCGGGACCTGGTGCCCCGCTGAGTCGTTCGATTTGCTCGTCGGGGTCCTGTTGACCTAGCGCCGTGGCTGTTGAAATGACTAGTTTGGCAAGGCCACTCTTCACACCTGGCGGCGTCGCCGCGCCGTCGGCCGGCAACTGCGGGGGCTCCTTACCATCGGCCGGCAGCTGCGGCGGCGCTGCTGCTTGATCCCCTGCCCCGCTGGCCCCGTCCCCTGGCCCCGTCCCCGCCTCAGCCTGCGCCGCCGTGGCAACCGTGGCGGCATGTTTGGCCTGGAACTCGGCCACGGTCAAATCCCCATCGGGATTGCGGCCGCCGCCTTCGCCCTCGAGCGGTCCCATCCCGGCGGCCGCGCGCGCCTCGTTCACGGTCACGATCGCGCCCAGCGCGGACGGGGTCAGCGCCACGCGGCCACCGGCGCCTGGTGTCGCGCCCTCGTCCAGCTCGGCTGCGGCAAGCAGCGGGATTCCCCAGATGGCAGCGATGGCGTCCGTGTCGATCTCGAGGCCAGCCAGCTGCAGCGCCGTGACGGCCACGCCCACCGCCTCGAGCGTCTGCGCCTCTTTCAGCTCGTCCTCGGGCTCCTCCACTACGTAGCGCGCCCGCGGCGCCAGCGCCGGATCGCCATAGTTGCGCTCGGCCCAGTGGGTGAGCCCCTGCTTTTGCAGGGTGTCCGCGATCACCGCGTCCTCGAGAAGCTTGGTGAAAGCGACGCCGGCGTGGACATCGGCGGCAGCGCGTGAGCCTCCCTGCACCTCGGTGGTGAGGTTCTGGCCCAGGACTGTCACCGCGATGTTGACCTCGATCTTGCCGATCAGCCGCTCGAAGCCCTCCTCGCTGCGGCCCATGGGCTCGACGATGCTGAACTTGTATCTTGGCGCGTCCTTGTCGCCGGTCACGGGCAGGAACAACGCGGTCTCGGATCCCCGATTGGCGACGTCCTGCATGACCTTCTGCTTTTCGTCGTCGGGCGCGTTGTCCGGCACCTCGAGCACGTCGGCGGGCATGCCGTGCTTTTCGCTGTAGCGGGACCAGTCGCGGTATGCCCACTGCCGGCACAGGTACAGCATAGCCAGCGGGCGCAGCATGGCGCGCCGCCAAGGCGATCGGAACCCGTACGGCATGTAGATGATCCACTTGCCATCACTGCGGGCATTCTCCTCGGTCGAGGGCAGATCGATGAGGCCCTCCATGGTCCGCAGCTGGTAGATGCCCTTCTGGTAATTCCAGCGCAGGAACTGCGGGTGCCACACGCGCGTGGTGAAGGTCGAGAAGGTCGGATCGCTGTAGTCCCACATGATCTCGGCTACGCCGATGCCGAGAAGGCGACCCCAGTGCAGCAGCTCGGAGACCACGTCTTTGGGGAACATGGTCGACCACAGCCCGGGCTCGTCGTCGCTGCCCTGGATCAGCTCGGCGATCTTTTTGGCCTTGAGCTTGGGCTTGACCGTCGATGCCTTGATCGCCAGATCGGAGGCCACGAGCGCGCCCCAGCGCGTGGAAGTCGTGCCGCTGATCCGGTCATCCCTCAACATGGCGTCGGCCAGCTTGGCGGCGTCCTCGAAGGACGTGCCCTCCTCGAAGGTCCTCAACACCGACTTGATTTGGCCCACACGGTCCAGTTCGAGGAAGCCAGCCACCGGGGGCATCTGCTGCAGAGTCCCCGCGCGGATGGTTTCACGGGCGGGCGGCCGGGCCTTCAGGACGGTGACCGCCGCGCCATCACGGGCGGTCCCTGTGGCCACCACGGCCAACTTCCCTCGCTGCCTGTTCCTGCGCTTGGACACCGTTGCCAGCATGCCGACATGGCCACGGGCCCTCAACGTTTCGTGGACCTATTGATTTGTTGGCTTGGCCGTAGACCCCAACCAACCAATAGGCCAGCCGTTTTTAGATGCGCCGGGGGGCGTGCACCGTGGGCAGGGGCCTACCGACTCGTGGTGCCGAGCCACTCAACATGAGGTGGGTTAGGGCCCAGACGTTGGCATCGAGCCGGTCGGGACTCTTGCGGGCCAACAGCGGGTTCCACGTGGTCATCTGGTCCTCGAGCCTTGCATGCACACCGACGTGGTGCACCTCGCCCTTCTCGTAGAGCGTCGCGATCGGCTCGGCGCGGATGGCTTTGCCTCGCGATGCCGTGACGGCCTGGTAGGCCACGGGCCGGTCGCGCGCGTAGGCCCGCAGGGTCGATCCCACCAGGGCGCCACCGTTGTTGACCTCGGCGATGATCTTGTCCATCTGCTGATCGTGGTAGGCGTCGACCGCGATTTTCGCCCACTCCTCGGGCTGGTAGTAGCCCGACAGGTCGCCCAGCACGAAGCCGTGCATGCCCTCCTTGTTCTGGCAGATGCAGCGGCCGACGCCCGCGTAGACGATGCCGGTCTCGGCGGTGAAGATCTCGGTCTCGGCGGCACGCTTGCGATCGGCCTCGTCGGCCGTGGCTGGATCGATCGCCAGCACCATGCGCAGCAGATCGAAGGGCGGCACGACCACGCGCGACTTTTCGATCGTCGACATCTTGAACATGGCGCCCGGCGTGTCGCCGAGTAGCTCGCCGCGGATCTCCTGCTGGCCAAGGCGCGTGCCCTCGAATTCGTCGCGGATCGCCTCGAAGAACTTGCGGTCGAGGTTCTTGGCATTGTCGTAGGTGCTGCCGCCCTGGACGATGCTGCCCGGGTTGATGACGAGCTGGCGGATCAGAGCCGTGGGCCGCGGGGTCATCGTGATCACCATCTGGGGGCTGTCGCCCCGCGGGCCGGTGATGCGGAGGGCGAGCCGGATCAGCTTCCAGGTCATCTCGGCATTTCGCCAAGACCCGAGCTCGTCGGCCCAGAGGTAGTCGTGGTTGCCACCGCGGGCACGCTCGGGCTCCTCGGAGCTGTAGAGATGGGCCACGGCGCCGTTGGGCCAGTGCAGCTCGCGGTCCTTGGCGATCCAGGTTGGCCGATCAATTTCCGGCGTGATGGCCAGGATCCCGCTCGGTCCCTCGATCATCAGCTTGCGGCCGTCGCCGAGGGTGGGGGCAACCAGCGCGATGTTGCGCCGCCGGCCCTGGGCGACCTGGGCGCGCACCGTCTGCGCACCGGTCATCGTCTTGCCCCAGCCGCGGCCGGCCTTGATGATCCAATAATCCCAGTCCTTCCTCGCCAGCGCCGCGCCCGGCTCGCCAGGCGGGATCTGCTCGGGCCGCGCCATCGAGGTCCAGTCATAGGCGTTGACGGCGCGCCGGTGGGCGGCCTGCCGTTCGGAAAGGATGCTCGCAACGAGCCGGAGGCGGGCAGCGAAGGCGGTCACCGCAGCGTGGTTTTCCTGTTCATTGTCGCGCGCGCGGCCGCGAAAGCATCCTGCGCCTGCACCTCGATCTGCCGGACCCGCTCGTGGCTGATGCCCAGGTTCTTGGCCGTCTCCGAGAGCGACGAGACGCCGGCGGCGGCGAGGTCAAGCGAGCAGGTGTGCTTCATGTCCTCGAGCGCAACGCCTGGGTGATTCAGCCGGATCGCCCCGCTGGTCGCGTGCACTTCGAGGAACAGGTGGTGCCGGCAGCTGACCCAGGGGCAGGGGCGGATCCCGCCTTCGCATTCCTCGCGGCTCTGCGGCCGCGGGTTCTCCGCGAAGAGCGCGCGCAGCTGCAGCGGCGTCAGCTCGCCATCGCTGATCCCGTCGAGTGCGGTCTGGCTCTTGGCCGAGACCCGGCCGCGCCGGCCGATCACGGGCAGCTTTACGGTCCGCATCCGCTGCAACGGCGCCGGGCCGATCGCGAACGGCAGCAGGGATCCGCGCAACACCAACAGCTGCTCGAGCCGCGCGCGGCGCGGATGGCGGAACAGGAAGGGCGCGCGCGGCCGCCGCGCCGGCAGGGACGGATCGCGGTCCTCGCGCCGGATCAACGCCACCGCTGCAGCACCACGTAACCACGGCTGACAAGGCGGCTCGGGCGGCGGCGGGGCCATAGCATGCGGCCCGACCACCGCCAGCCCCGGGCGTACAGGCACCCACGTCTCAACTGGCTGACTCGCTGGCATCATGGCGTCACCCCCTTTCTCGATACCCATGTGGGTACTCGCTGACATGTGGACCTGTTGACTTATTGATTGTGAGCTTGCATCCCAAGAAAACTCTACGGTGACGCGCAGGCGCGGCTAGCGGAAAGCGGTGATCAACCCCGGCCCCCGGCTGCGGTTGGCTGGGTCTTCGCCTCAAGGCGCTCCACGCGGCCGCCCAGGCGCTGCAGGCGCTGCAGAAGCTCGAGGGCGGGGTCTGGCGCCGCGGGCGCGGGCTGGCCGACCAGGCGCAAGCCAACGACGCCGGCGCCGGGGGCGTCCGTGAAGCGCGGGGGCCATGCCCCGGCCGGGATGTGGGCGCGGCGGGGTGGGGCGGGCGGCGGCAGCGGCGCGGCGGGGGCTGGCGCGGGCGGCGCCTGGGCCGCTAGGTACTCGCGCAGGATCCGCGGCAGCGGCTGGGCGGGGTAGGCGGCACGGAATTCGGTCACCCGCTGGGCCATGACCGCGTTGACCACCGCGGCGATCGCGGGATCGGCCGGCGCGTGATACCCGAGGCCGGCGCAGTTGCGGTCCTTGCGGAAGTCGGTCCAGTCGAGTGCCCGCTGCCGGGCAGCCTCCTCGCGGCTGGGCGCGGCTGCGCGTTCGGCGCGCTCGGCCTCGATGGCGCGGGCTGTGCGCGCCGACGATGCGGCCAGAGCTTTTGCGCGCGCCTGCTTGTCGCGCTCGCGCCGCTCGGCCTCGAAATCGCGGGGCGCGCCGCGCGCCGCTGGCTTCTCGGCCTCTGGGTTTGCGGGCTTTGGGTCGGACCACTGGCGCTTGTGGAGGTAGCGCTCGAAGTAGGGGACGCCGATGCCGTCCGCCCAATGTGTGGGGACCTTCCAGGCGAGGTGTTCCATCACGCGGTCGAACAGCACCTGCTCGCCCAGCTCGGCGGCCAGCGCCAGCCAGACCCCGTGGGCTTGGATCTTGGTGCCGCGGTGGTTCGGGTAGGCCGAGAAGGCGGTCTCGAACCGGGCCGGAAAGCCGGAAGCCGGCATTGGCACGGCCGCTGGCATCCGCGGCTCCCGGGTGTGCCGCCGCCGGACGGACGCATGGGCGGCTCGGCGGGTCTCGGCTGGGTCCCGGCCTGAAAAAAGCTCGGCCTGACCCCCCCCCGTCCCCGGGGGGTTAGGGGGGATCTGATCTTCAGATCGTTCGTTCGTTCGATCCCCCGAACGAGAAGTGAATGGTTGCGCGGGGTTAACCGACTTCTCAGTGGGACGTCGGTGGGACGTCAGTGGGACGTCAGTGGGACGTCGGTGGGACGTCAGTGGGGAATCGGCGGCCTCGTCTGCAGGCTGCGCGGGTTGGAAACGGGCGAAGTTTTTGATCTGCAGCCAGGTCGGCCCGGCGCTGGGGTGGGGCACCAAATAGCCGTCTGCCAACAGTTCGCCGACCCAGCCGGCGAGCAGGCCGCGCTCGCGGATATGACGCTCGCCGCCCCAGGCCAAGCGCTGCATGATCTGGTCGGGATCGGCGTCGATCTCCCCGTCGTCGCCGGCGATGCGCAACAGCTGGTGCGCGAAGGCCTTGGTCATCATGGGCAGACGAGCGAACGAGGGCGACTCGTGGACGAAGCAGATGCGGAAGGCCCGGTGTGTGCGAATTCCGCCACCCCATCCCATGGCCGCTATTTCACTCCACGTGGGAATTTCCAGGCATCCGTCCGTTAGGACGATGAGCCCCGCGGCTTCGAGGCGCGCCAGAGCGTTGCGGATGTAGCGATCGTCAACCTGGTTGACCCGACCGAGGACGCGGAACAGGTGGCGCTCGGCTTGCCGGAGCAGCGACAAGCTGGCTACGGCCGGAAAGTAGATGCGGCCCTTGTGGGCGTGCGCGGTCTTCTTCATGAGGTCGAAGACCATTTGCGCGGTGGCGCCGATCTGCGCCTCTTTGCCGGTGGCCGCCCCCCGCTCGATGCGGATAAAGGGTAGGCGGTCATACCGCATGGACGGGCCTCGATGGCGCCACGCAACAAGCTAATGAAATTGCTTGCTTACGTGACAGTTCACAACCCGGAAAAATAATAATTCGGGCGAGGCTGTGGTAGCCTCTTTCGAGTTCACGGCGTCGGCGCATTGGAGTTCACGGCTCCTTGATTGGCTGGGGTGCTAGCCCCTGTTGAATGCACAGATGCCTGGGCCGCGAACCCCTCGTCTCGTGCTTCAGGCTGGGCGGCCTGTCGCGCAAAAAAGGGACGAGGGGTTCGCGCCTGGTTCGTTGCGCTGATCCCCCCGTGCGGCCGGTCAGCACCGGCGCAGTGGTGGTAGTGTCGAGGAATCGGATCGCGATCGGCGGCGCCGCGTGGAACGTCTGAGATGCATGGCCGCCGGTCAGATGGCATCGATGCTGACTCCGAACCCCTACCGGGGCTGGTCTATTAGCACAACAGGTGAGAGTGGCTCTATTCGAGCCGTTTCCCCGATTGCGCTACGGTTGGCGCGAGAGGTTCATCCCGCCGCCGCATCGTCAAGCAAGGTCGCTGACGAGATCAACGTCAAAGCGTTCCCGCTGAAAAAAGACGACGGTGTCAGCGCCGCGTCTGGGTCTTGTTGCGCCTGGCTACCCAGGCCCGGGCCTCCTTTTCGTGATCGAGCCAAAAGTCGAGTGCGTCGCGCAACACCGCGCTGAGATCGAACTTGTTGGTGTAGCCGAGCTGCTTGCGCTCCCAGGCGTGGTTGTCGAGCGCCTTGCGGTGTCGGTCGGCGATCGAGAAGGACGTGTAGATCTTCGCCGGCATCGGCTCGAGCTCGGCGCCGTCAGCGGGAGCGGCCTCTTTGCGGGCGCGCTTGGCCCGCGCGCCGGTCGACCCCAGGATGAAGTCGGGCTCGGTTGCTCGCTTGGCCGCAGCGGCCCCCACGGTCTCTGCCATCTGCTCTGCCGATCGCTTTGCCACGCGCACCCTTTCAGCGGCTCGCAAGCCGCGCCTTCGTCTCTTTCAAAATCGCCGTGTAGTCCTCGGCCCCGCGCGGGTCGGCGCCGTGGTCGAAGGCCACCGCGCCGGTCTCTGGCAGCTTCTTGCCCGCGGTCGACAGCCGGACCTCCGCATTGAACAGGCGGGCCGCGCCCAGCTGGCGGACGCTGGCCCGGGTCCCCTCGGTCACGCCTTCCCGATCATCGCCGCCGAAGATGACCGCGCCGGTGATATCCACCTTCACGCGCGCGCGGGCGCGGATCTGGTCGACCAGCTTGCGGATGTCGACCAGGCCGTTGATGCCCATAAAACCAGGCAACACCGGCACAAGGACGCTATCCGAGGCGAAGATCGCGGACTGGGTCAGGAAGGCCACCCCGGGCGGGCAGTCGAACACCACGAGATCGAAGACCTTGCGGTGTGGCTTGAGGATCTCGCGCAGCACGGTCTCGCGACCGAAGGTCTGCGACAGCGTCGCCTCCACGGTCTGCAGGCCGTTCGAGGCTCGCGCCATGTAGAGACCGGGCCGGGCCTCGATGTGGTCGATGTGCTCCTGCTCGAGGGCGCCTTGCACCATGGCCTCGGCGATCCCCTTGGGCGCGCGGCCCCCCAGCAGCCAGGTGCTGGCGTGGGCCCCGTGGTCGAGGTCGGCCAGCAGCACGCGCTCGCCTGCGGCGGCGGCGCCGGCGGCGATGTGCACAGCGAGCGATGTCTTGCCGACCCCGCCCTTGCCGCTGGCCACCGCGATCGAGCGCATCACTCGTCCTTGGCTTTGGCCGCTCTGGGCCCTTTGCGTCTCTCGGCGGCGAATCGCTCGACATCGGCTCGCTTCATGAACCGGGTGCCCCGGGTCGTCAACATGCAGGGCAAAACGCCGTTGTCGCAGAAGTCGCGGACGGTCTCGGCCGACACCATCAGGATGTGCGAGGCGTCCGTGGTTCCGACGATCTCCTCCTGGTCAGGCTTCTTCTTTGGCATGGCCGGCAAGGCAGCTCTCCTGTGGTGAGGGGTTGGTTCCAATGGTTGAGAAACCCCAACCAAGGTGCTGCGAGATTTGATCCGCTGCGGCCCGGAGTCAACTTTTCTTCTGCCGAAACCTTGAGGGTGGCCCAGGCCGCGCCGCACGATGGGCCGCATGCGAACCCCTCAAGCAACGCTCCGCACCCTGCTGGCCCTGGTGGTTCTCTGGTTGGCGCCGCTGGCGCTGGTCCCGGCCTGCAAGACCACGGGCATCGGCGGCGTCGGCGCGAAAATCGTTGACTGCGCCGAGAAGGCCATCCGCGACAAGGCCATGACCTACCTCGGGAAGGTCAACGACATCCTGAGCAACACGGGCGTGACCGACCAGACGGCCGAGTCCCGGCTGATCGACCTCGGGGTCGAGGCGGGCGAGGACGTGATCGGCTGCCTGCTGACGGACCAGGCGCCGAAATTCGCCGAGGCCGCGGCGGGCAACCCGACCGATCAGGTGGCCAAGGCGGCGGCGAAGAGATCGCAGACCCGGCTCGAGGAGCTACAGGCCGCCGGCTGGCGCTTCACCAAATGACCCTAAACCAGCTGCGCAAACGCGGGATCCAATTGCACTCACCGCAATACCAGGCCGCGCGGCTCGCGATCAAAGGGCTCTCGCAGGTGCTGATCGCCAACGAGCTGGGCATCAGCGCAAGCGCGGTGGGCCTGTTGATCGAGGAGGCCGAGGCGGTGCTGGGCGAGAAGTTGCCACGGACGTCTGGGCTGACGTCGCACGCCCACACGCCCGAGCTGGTCGCGCGCCACCGCCGGCGCCTGGCCAAGAAGGCAGAGATGCCCGACGTCGACGTGGCGCCCGGGACGATCGAGACCTGCGGCTTCTGCGGGCTGCGCTGGCACAGCGAGGACTGGCCGAACGGTCAACCACGCTGCGATCTCAAGATCAGGCGGCTGCACGAGGCGTACATCGGCAGCGCGCTGGGCGCGGAGACCTAGATGGCCAGTGTCATGGGCAAGTGCCGCAGCTGCGGCAAGGAGCTGATCTGGGCGAACACCGCGGCCGGCAAGAAGATGCCGCTCGAGGCCTGCTCGCTCGCCGAGGGCAACCTCAGGATCGATCAACACGGGATCGCCCGCGTGGGCAAGGTCGGCACCGGGCCGTACCGATCACATTTCGCAACCTGTCCGAGCGCCGCTGACTGGCGCAAGGGCAACTCGGACGGAGGAGACGCGGCATGAACATCGAGCTGAGCATCAACGCCACGATCGCGAAGATCACCCTGCGCGTGCGGCAAAAGGATGACGTTGTCCGCCGCATCTGCAGCGTCGCCTTCGAGCGCGAGTTCGACAGCACCATCGCCTCGGCGCTGGGCGAGGACGCCCGCCAGGCGCTCGAGTCGTTGCACACGCACGGCATCACCGAGGTCAAGATCCCGCTCGACGACATCCAGGCCCGCTGCAAGCTGACGGCGGGCGATTTGCCTGATTCGCCGAAGGTCGAGATCATGCACATGCGCGGGATCAAGGCGGTGGGCACGGTCAAGAGCGGCGATGCGGCCCCGCCCATGATCCGCCTGCACTTCGAGTTCGACTTCGCCGAGGCCCCCTGGGTCTTCGTGGGCCGGCACTGCCTCTCCTGGGTGGACGCGCAGATCACGGCCCTGCAGGCCGAGCTGCCGCTGACCGCCTCGGCCGAGCCGCCCAAGCCCAACGGCAAGGGCAAGCGCAAGGGCAAGAAGGCCGACGAGGACGGCGAGGGCCACGACGAGGGCGACCGGTACGTGCCGGGCCCGGGCGAGGCGTTCTGATGGACCCCGTGGCCAAGGTCGGCGCGACTGGAATCGTCGCTCTGTGGTGCTGGATCAAGTCTCTCGTCTGCAGGGTGGTCGGCCACGAGGAGCGCTCGTTCGTTGTCGGCTCTTGGGCGCTCGGCCGACTGATCCCATACCACCGCTGCAACCGCTGCTGGCGGATCGTCGAGATCCCGGTCCCCCCGCTGCCCGAGAGCGGGCCGTTCCTCGACTGCGCGGCCTACCTGAGATCGAGGCAGGGCGAGTGACCAAGCTCGAAGACTTCCACCTCAACCGGCGTCGAGGCCGGCTACGCGCAGGGCCTGCCGCGCAAGCGCCGGCGCGCGCTGCTGGCAGCGTTCCGCCGCAAGAGCTTCAAGGAGCGCGAGGCGGTGGTGGGCAGGATCAAGGCCGAGGCGGCGCGCGAGATCGCCAAGAAGGTCGAGCAGGCACGCTTTCGCCACAGCATCACAGGAACGGGGGAACCATGACCGATTACAGTTGGCTGGCAGAGGCTCCTGGCCTTCAGGAGTGGGTCGAGCAGCACAAGGCGGATGCGCCGCCGCCCCTTCGGCTCGAGGTCGCCAAGTTCGGCGAGGATCGCTGGCACGCCAGCGTGGTCGAGATCGAGGGCGCCGAGGGCTACCGGGCGACCATCCAGGATTCCATCATCACCGCGGCCGCCCAGGCGCTGCAGGCCCTCGGACGTCAGATGATGAACGGCGCACCGGAGGCCATCGATCGGGGCTTGAGACTGTTCGACATCGTGGAGCCGAAGCCGGATCCGGAGACGAAGCCTTGACTGGTGCCACGGTCCCGCACATCGCGGTCGTCCTGCACGTGCTCGACGATCCCGAGTTGACCAAGCAGGCGGCGCTCTGGACCGAGGCCTGCCGGATCCAGATGGAGAAGCACGTCGCGGTGGCCTGGCAGGGCTTCGCGCCGGCGCCGGGCGTGTTCTTCTACGGCACGGCCGCGGCCATTCCCAACGACCAGGCGGCCATCGTCGGCATCTTCGCCGACGCCGGCCAGGCCGACGCCGCTGGCTACCACTCGATCAGCTCGGACCTTGTGTTCGGCGCGGTCGACCTGTCGCGCTCGGAGAACCCATCCCGGACGCTCTCGCACGAATGCTGCGAGATCTTCGGCAACGCCTTTCTCGACTTCTGGGTGCCGGGGCCCGTGCCCGGGCGCGAGTACGCCCACGAGCTGTCAGACCCGGTCGAGGCCAACGACTATCAGATCGCGGTCGACGTCATGGGCGAGAAGGCCAGCATCACCGTGGCCGACTTCGTCACGCCGGCCTGGTTCGATCCGAAGCTCACCGGGCTGCACAGCTGGTGCAACTCGGTCGACAAGGCCTTCATGATCGCGCCGGGCGGCTACCAGGTCGCGCGCGAGGGCGACAACATCCTGTATCTGCCGGCGCACGGTGAGGCCATCGGCCGCGCCACCATCACGCGCCCCCTGTCCCGAACGAAGCTCATCTCGGACGGCGTCCGGGTGAAGCGGAAAGGCCCGTGATGCTGAACCTGTTGATCTGTGCCCTGGTTGCCGCCCTCGGCGGCGTCGCCTTCTCGGCCACCAAGGAGAACCAGCTGGTCAAGGAGTACGGCCGGGCCGCGATGGTCGCCGGTTTCGTCGTAGGGCTTGCGGTGGCGGTGTTCGGTCCGCGGCTGCACTGATCTTCGACCAGGGCGCGCCGGTCGGGATCAGCAGGGTGTGGTTGCCGTCGTGCCCCTCAGGCAGCCCGCATTGCACCCGCGGGTTGATGGGCGGCTCGTCCCACGGCGTGAACGATGGGCAGCGGCCGGGGCCATCAACGAGGCGCTTCGTCACCGCAGCCCCAGCCGCGCGACCCGGTTGATCGCGGCCTGCTCGACCCGCTTGGCTTCGAGGTCAGCGTCGACGGGCGCCTGCCACTTGTAGCCCGTCGGCTCGACCACCACCTGCTCGGTGGCCTTGCACTCGCAGACGCTCAGATCCCCCGGCTTCCAGCTGCAGGGGATGAACCACTTCCGGATCCCCGCGCCGCTCTCGTGGTTGTCCTCGTCGGCGGGTTGCATGTCGAAGTCCCGCAGGGCGCGGGCCACCTCGTCGTCGGTGGCGTACTTGCCGCGCGCCGAGACAGAGATCATGTAGTGCCACTTCTCGACGCCGTGAAAAAGCGTCCAGGCCAGGGTCGAGAAGACGGTCAGGCGGCCGCGGGTCCACACGTGCACGAACGGGTCGCCGGGCAGGGGGCGCGGGCCCAGGTCCTCCCAATTGGCCCAGGCGGGCGGGCGCTTGGCGGTCAGGCCTTCGGGGACGGCGATGGTGGGCATGGCTGAGGATTATGCCAGGGGCATGGCTCGGGCAACGAGCAGGGCGACTCCAGCACCACGCAGAAACAGCCGTCGTGTAGCGGCGGGGCGATGAGCTTCCAGACGTCGTGATCGGGCGGCGCCCGGTGGCCGTGATATTTCCGGCAGTCGGCGCACGCGAGCGGAGCCTCGCGACTTACGAAGACCCAGACCCGGTGCGCGCAACTCACGCTTCCCCCCTCAGTCGGCGCAGCCAGGCCATGCCCGCCTCGCGCGCGTCGGCGCGGGCAGGATAGACCGCGGTGGTGACCAGCGGCCGGCCATGAACGGTCACCGAGGCGGTCCAGCCGCCTTCTGCTTCACTGAACGAGATTCCCTCGAAAAGCCGGTAAATCGGCTCGAAAGCCCCGCACATGACGGCCTGGTCCGCGCATGCCGGGCAGGCCTCGATGTGGTCGAGGAGCGACGCTGCGCCCTCCTCGGTCATGGGCCAGTGCTCGCAGGCACCGCAGGGCTGCAGGTAGTGCGGCCGGCGGGCACCAGCGGTCACGGTCCAGCCGCGACAATGGGGCGAGCAGGGCAGCGACGGCGGGGCGATGCAGGGGGCGGGGGTCAATACTCAACCTCCTTTTCGCGCAGGATAGCGCCCTGGCTCACGAGCCACGGGAACACCTTCGAGCGCATGCAGTCGGGGCAGATGTCCACGGTGGTCACGGTGAGATTGGTGCCCTCGGGATAGCGGTCGCCCTCTTCGAGGCTGATGGTCGTGTCCTCGACGTCGTAACCGTATTTCCACTTGTTGTCGCTGGTGCCACCCGGTCTGCCTGTGCGGTCGCAAAGCTCGCACTTGACCTCGACCTCGCGGGTTTCCTCGCGTGCGGGGATGACCTGCGTTTCGGAACGGCGGCTCATGGCAGCGGCCCCCCGTTGCGCCGCTCCTCAGGCGTGGCCGCGGCGATGCGAGCCTTGATGCATTCCGGGCAGAACTGGACCGGCTTGTCGTGCTCGCACCAGCCGCAGAGCCAATGGCCGAATTTGCCGGCTTCGGGGCAGTTGGCCCGCTCGAGGTCATCGCGGACCGCGAGGCAGCCGGTCGCACTCTCGAAGTCGTCGGCGGTCTTCGGCGTCACTTCCGCTCCCGCGCGTCGTCGATCAGCACCACCAGCGCGGCGGCCAAGACCCGGTTCTCCGACAGGGACAGGGCGTCCATCACCTTTGTCCCCGCCGCGACCTCGGCCAGGATGGGCCGCGCGCGCTCGAGCACGGCCGCACGGGCGGCAGCAGCAGCGGCGGCCTCGGCCTGGTCCTCAGCCTTGGCCATGGGGTCCCTCGGGCGGCAGGCCGGCGTGGTAGCGGGCCAGCAGCGTGATCACCTGCATCGACGCGTCCTCGTTCTCGACCCGATCGCGCGGCTCGGTCAGCGCATCCCAGAACGCCGCCTTGCGGTCGTTGTGGGCCTGCTGGCGCTGGTTCCGGAAGGTCTGGTAGGCCTGCGTCACCAGGACCAGGAAGTGCGCCAGCGCTGGCCGCTCGACCGGATCGCCCGGCTTGTCGCCGTTGACGACCGCGGCGAGGTAATTCAGGAAGTGGTCAATCTCGGTGTCCATGGTCACCCCTTGAGCTTGTGCAGTTGGATCGCCAGCGCGGCCGCGGGCTGCTCGCAGCGTTCCAGCAGCTGGACGCATTCATCGAGGATCTCGGCGCGGACCTTCGCCAGATCCCTGGCCAGCAGCTCGGCGGTGGCGTACAGGGCAGCCACGCGATCGCCGGTATCCCGCAGCGATGACACCATCACCGGTGCCCGCTCCCACGCCCCCTCCTCGACCTCGATGATGCGCGCATGCAGTTTGTAGGTCTCCTTGACCAGGACCTCCGGCAGCGCGCTTGGCGTCGGCGAGGCTCACGACCGGCCTCCCCGTATCGGCGGCCGGATCTCTCCCGGCTTGCGCAGCTTTTTCAGCAGCTCCTCGAGCGCCTCGATCATCGATGCGCGCTGGGCGTTCGACACGTAGGTCGCCCAGCCGTCGTTGCCGAATTCGAACAGCCACACGACGAAACCGATGCCCTGGGGCAGGTCGTCGCCGATGGCGTGCCCCAGCTTGCGAGCCTGGGCCTCGAGCTTGGCCAGGGCAGCGATGCGGGCTGGATCGTCGCTCACTGCGCCAGCTCCGGGTGAATGCGCAGCTTGCCGCCGTCCCGCAAGAACAGCCCCGCGCCGACCAGCTCGCCCACGTAGGCCTTCCAGGTCCCGCCCGTGATCGTCATGGGCTCGTCCCCATCCTTGGAGCGCGAGCGGTTGACCGCATCGTTGAGCACCTGCGGCGTCGCCTCGTGGTTTACCGCCAGCTCCAGCAGGATGTCGACCGTCCCCTTGCGGAACTTGGACGCCCACTCGTCGAGGATCTCACTGCGGTTCAAGGTGGCGCGGGGCACCTCAAGGGCGACCCCAGCCGGGGTCAGGCCGAGCTTGCCGTCCTCGCGGTCGACGTAGCAGCCGCCGACCAGCTCGCCGATGTACGCCTTGAATGTGCCGCCCGTGACCGTCATCACGGCCAGCACCGCCAGGTCGGCCGGGGCCACGCGCGCCGGGTGGTGCTGCTGAAGGATCGAGACGAGGCGCAGGACGCCCGCGCGCAGACGCTTGCCGCTGGCGCCGTTGGGCTGCGGCGACTTGCCGCCCACGATGCCAAGGCGGGCCGCCGACCCTGGGGGCGGCCCTTTGAGGATCACGGTGGCGGTGCTGCTGACCTGCGCGGGGAATCGCCGGGCCTTGAGGTCGCTCTGCAAGAGCTCGAATTCTCCGACGACCCTGCGCATGACGTCCAGGACCTCGCCCAGCGTCTCGCTGATCGACTCGACCCGGGCAAACACCGCGGGCGGGATCGGTGGCGGCGGCGGCGGCGCCGGGGGCCTCGCCATGCCCACCGCCGCCTTGAGCTTCCGCACCTCGGCCTTGAGCGCGTCGACGTCGTTGGCGGCGATCTCGGTCTCGACCGAGGCTAGCGCCGCGCGCACCTCATCGAGATCGATCGGCGGCAGCTTGCGCGTGGTCTCGCCCGCGCGCCCACCCGTGGGTGTGGCGCTGGCGTCGTAGGTCTCCTTGCGCAGGATCTTGTGCCTGCCGAAGGACCCCAGCCACTGCGGCGACCACACCAGCGCCGTGCCGGGCTTCAGGCTGGGCAGATCGTTGGCGATCTCGCGATCGCCCGCGCCGGTCTCCTGCACCCATCCCGTGATGGCCTTGCGCTCCTGGGGCCCGGTCAGCTGGAACGCCAGCATCACCTCGGCCTGGTTGAGGACGTCCTTGTTGACGGCCTGGGGCCGCTGCGAGATGAGCGAGCAGCCCACGCCGTAGTTGCGCCCGAGCTTGATCAGGCGCTCGACCGCGCCGACCATCTTGGCCATCTCGGGCCGGACCAGCTGGGGCACGAATTCCTGCGCCTCCTCGAACACGATGTGCAGGGGCGAGCGCGAGCGCTTCTTGGCGTGGAACAGCTCGAGGCAGAACTCTCCAACGAACTTGCGCTGTTCAGCCCCGGTCATCTCCGAGACGTCGAGGACCATCGACGTCGAGCGGGTGACCACCATCTCGGCGAAGACTTTGCCCGCGGTGGGCGGCAGCGGCAGATCCCCGTGCGCCCCGCCGAACACCGGGACGTTGAGGCCCGAGGGCTTCTTGCCGTCGGCGGCGAAGCGCAGGCCCCACCACGTCCCGACCGGATCGATCACGACGACCTGGACGCCCACGCCGATCAGCAGCTCGGCCATGCGGCCCGCGCCGTAGGTCTTGCCTGAACCACGGCGGCCCATCCAGGCATAGACCTGCGTGGCCGCGGTCTCGGCGGGCAGGTCCAGGTCCTCGCCGAGGGCGAGCTTCCAGCCGGCGGCGGTCATGGCGTGGCGGGCTCCGTGGCGTTGCACTCGGCGCACCCGCACCCAGGGATCCCAATACGGCGCCAATAGTCGTCGACGGGCAGCGCGCGGGCGGCCGCGATGGCCGATGTGAGCGCCTGGACGAAGCGCTCAGCGTGCTCTATCGACAGACTCCCCTGGAATGAGAGGCCCTGGGTTCTGGCCTCGAACACCACGCGGGCGGCGACGAGAGGCGCGGCATGCGGCGTGGTTCGAAAAGGAGAACGGGAAACGACGTTCAGATTTACACCATCGCCCTCACCCGCATCGAACGAAGGGATCTCGGATCTGCCCATCACTTCCCCTCCTTTGCGTCCCGCTCGGCCTTCTCGCGCTCCATGCGCTGCTCGCCTGCGCCGATGATCCAGGCGTTGAAGCTGAGGCCCACGCGCTTGGCTGCGCGCTTGAAGGCCTCGTGCAGCGGCCCGGGCAGGCGGATGCCGCGGACCGGATCGTTGCGCGTGATCGTCGGCTTGGCAGTGAACCTGTTCCCGCTCACCACAGCAACGTGTATCACACCATTCCTCATCGCGGCAACCCACCGTCAGGAACGCCGCCATCTGGCACAGAAACCACGGACTGCGCCTCAGGGCATGGTGTCTTCCACTGACACACGGGCGCGGCCGGGTAGTTGGGCCGGCCCGGCCCGAGGTCGTCGTTCACCCCGTCGCCGCAGGCCGCGGCCGTGAGCGCCAGCAGCAGGGGCAGCGCGAGCCGGATCACTTGGCCACGTCCTCGCGCCAGGCCCGAAGGATCTCGCGCCCGACGAACACCCAGATGGGCGGCATGACGACCGCGACATAGACAGCAAGCGCGTTCATTGTTCGGTTTCCTCGCTGGCGGGGACATGGCTGATGTCGGGGCAGCGCTCCTGGTACAGGTAGCCGCACTCGCCGCCGCACACCTTGCGGATCTCACCGCCGAACATGACCGTGGTGGGCACGCGGCTGTGGGTCTGGCTGTTGCCGTCGAGCGCAACCTCGAGCCGCACCAACGCGGCGAGGACCGCATCGACCGCGGGCGCGACGGAGTCGACATCGGCGTCGCCCTTCGCCCAGGCCTCCATCGCGTTGAGGACGCCGGCCTGTATGGCATGGATGCCGCCCGATCGGTCGTAGGCCAGCGCGATCGAGACGGCCCGGATCAGGCGCTGATGGCGGTTCACAGCCGCACCATCCGGGCATGTTCGCCGCGGGCGGCGAGGTCGGCGATCACCTCTTTGGCGCGCGCGGCGGTAACCCCGCGGGCCCAGGCGACGGTGGCCCAGCGGCCCCCCTTCTCGATTTGAACACTGTACTGACCCGATTTGAACAGCATGGAATCAGGGCTCCTTGTCTCGTTCTTGGTGTAGCACACGAACCAGGGCTGAGCCGAAAAGTGCCGCGGAAGCCCGGGCGAATTGCCAAGGTGCCAGCATTGCCCCTTACGTGTACGTGTTGCACACCATCGCATGGCACTAACACCAGAGCAGGCAGCGCAACGTTTTCGAGACCTTTTGACCAGCAACGGCTTTACGCCGGAGGACGTGAAAGTGAGCGTCGATTCGATGTCCCTGGGCAGCACGATCGACGTCACGATCATGCGGTTGGGCGTTCGCCTCGATGCGATAGACCGCTTGGCGAAGAAGCACCTAGAAATTGAGGTCGACGACGCCGGCGAGCTGCTGCTGGGCTGGAACCGGCACGTGGACGTCCGGTATGCCCGGGCCGCGCTGGCGCCCCTGGAGGCCGAGGCAGCGGCCCGCATCGGCCTCCTGAAGCGCGGGCAGGGCGCCGAGCTCGGGTCCTACGTCGTTACTCGAAGCGACGTGGGCTGGGAGGTCGCGGTCAAACATCTGCCCGACGAGCTGCCGCGCGCCTTCCCAAGCCGGGAGCGCGCTGCGCTCTGGGTGGCGCAATGGGTGGCGGCCAGCGGAAAGAAGTCGATACCTTGAGGGCGCTGGGTGGCAGCGCCATCTTGGTGGGCATGCTCCCCACCTGGCAGGCCTTGGGAAAGCTCGACGTGTCCATCGGCGGGCCCGAGCGGGCCGGATCGCTGGTCCGCTGCAACGGCTGCGGCGGGCGCGGCCGGCGCCTCGTGTACGTGCAAGACGGGCCCGAGGACGCCAGCCCGGACTGGGATTACTGCGCGATCTGCCAGGGCCAGGGGCAATTCGCGCTGCCCGTGGAGCGCTTCATCCTGGAACGCCAGGCTCGCCTGGGCGATGTCCATCCGGTCTTCGAGGACTTCCTGCCCGAGGACGAGGACGACATCGAGGCGCGGCCGCGGCGGGCCTTGCGTCGCCTAACTGACGCGGCATAAGCTGCACCGGGTGATGGCCAAAAGTAAGACGGTCCCACCCTGCAAACGCTGTGGCCGCCGCAGGGTGGGCGCGAACCTGTTGATCAAGGGCAAGGACCGGCGGTGCCGACACTGCAACAACGAGTCGTGCCGGATCGCCATGCAACGGCAGCGCGATTCCCTCAAGTCGCCGCCCAAGCCCGCTCAGGTGCGGCAGCTCGAGCAGCTCGAAGCCGCGATCAAGGCGGTGGCCGAGGGCACAAAGTTTCTCCGGGCGCGCCGGCCCATGGTGGACTGGATCACGGGGCGCGTGGCGCGTGCGCACGAGATGTCCCAGCGCTTGGCCGAGGCGGCGCGGTGAGGAAGCTTTCAGCCAAGGCCCGTCTCGACGAAAGCGCCAAGTGCAAGCGGGGCCATGTCCTGACCCTCGAAAACAGCGCCTTTACGACCAAGGACGGACGCGTCCAGCGGCGCTGCCGCAAATGCCGCAATCAATATCACAAGGAGCTGGGACGGATCGTTCGGTGGGAAGCGCGGGTCAAGACGCGGATGGAGGCGGCGCTCCGGGTCGTCGAGCAGGTGACGGCCAGGCCGTTGGACCATGCACCCGAAGTGGTCAAGGCGGCCATCGCATTTGGCGTCGAGGCGCGACGGCAGTGGCGGCGCCGCATAACGCCGCTCACGTGAAACGAGGTCACGACCGGGGCGGCCACCAGCGCCCGCCGCCGGGCAGGCCGCTGAGCGCGACCGCGTCGATGTGGCACTCCTCCATGTAGCGACGCAGATGATCGCCGGCCTCGGGCAGGGTCATCATCGGTATCTGCGTGGGCACTCCATGCGCCAGCGGGTGCCACGGGTCGATCTCGTAGGGCTGCCCATCCATCGATCCGGGCTCGGGCCGAGGAATCAGCGGGTGCTCGGCGATGAGCTGGGCGAAGGCCGCGCGGTTGCTGGCCTCGCGCTGGGCGCGCAGCCATGTGCGGATCGCGCTCACGGCGTGCCCGCCTCGACCCGCCGGCGCTCGGCACCGGCCGCGCACGAGCAGTAAATCTCGCGGGCGTCCGGGATGAAGTCGTCCTCGGTGCCTGGGACCAGCTCGTAACGGATGCCGCGGCCGCCGCAGCACGGGAAGGCTTCGGGCGCTCCCATGTTCCGGTGCATCACGTTTCGGTCGGGGTAGAGGCCAGGATCAAAGGGTGGGGCGGTCGGCATTGATGCTCGCCTCCTGCTCCTTGAGCCACTCGATGCAGCCCTCGCAGACGGTGTCGACCACCAGCGCGTTTTCGCACGCGCAGCCGAAATCAGGCGGATTGATGCGGTCGTCGAGGTCGTAGTCATCGACGCCAAAATCGTCGCGGTCGTCGTCGTCCATGGCGGCGATCAGAATGCCACGTCGTCGTCGCCGTGCACGGGATCCAGCGGCCGGCCCACGTTCTCCGCGTGGTGGCATTCCGCCTGGCGTCCGGTGAAGGCCTGCCAGCGGGAAACCGCCACATCCACGTATTTCGGCTCCAGCTCCATGGCGAAGACCCGGCGGCCGAGGCGCTCGCCGGCGATGATCTGCGAGCCGCTGCCGCTGAAGGGCTCGGCCACGACCTCGCCCTTCTCGGTGTGGTGCTCCTGGGGAATCTCGTAGAGCTCGACCGGCTTCTGCATGGGGTGCAGGTAGGCGGACGAAGCGACGCGACTGATCTCCCAGGTGGTCGTCTTGTCTCGCCCGCCGAACCAGCGATGATGCTCGCCCTTCCAGAAGCCATACCAGCAGGTCTCGTGCTTCCACTGGTAGTCAGCCTGGCCCAGCACGAGGGAGTTTTTCACCCAGATGATCTGGCCTTGCACGTGAATCCCTGCTGCACGAATTGCAGCAGCAGCAGCAGCAGCGCCCTCCGCCATCGGGGCGGTCCATACGTAGACGGCCGCTGAACGATCGATGTGTGGCAACCAGGCGGTGAGCGTGGCCGTGATGAAGGCTTGCAGGTCAGCACCCTGGAGCTTGTCGTTAGCGATCCCCTCCCATTCCTTCGCTCGGGGATTGAACTTGGCGCCCGAGAAGTCAACGCCGTATGGCGGATCGGTGGCCATGAGCAGCGCCTTCTTCCCATCCATGAGACGCGCGACGGCGGCCGGATCGGTCGAGTCACCGCACAGCAGCCTGTGATCGCCGAGGATCCACAGGTCGCCCGGCCGCGTGATCGCCACCTCGGGCGGCTCGGGCACGTCGTCCGGGTCCGTCGCCCCATCGGCCGGCACGTCAGGCTCCGGGTGCTCCTCAGCCAGCAGCTCCTGCAGGGCATCGAGGCGCAGGGCCGTGAAGCGGGCGTCCTCCTCGAGCGCGGCGACCTGCTCGAGCGCGGCCGCGGTGAACTGACCCGCGACGGCCGGGTTGTTGGCGACGAGGTTTGCGATGCGCTGCATGCCCTCGTCCCAGTCGACGATGCGGATCGGGAACACGTCGCCCGTGATGGGTGGACGATGGCGCCCTGCTTGTCGTCTCCGACCCACACCTTGGCGCCGGCGAGGCCGAGGGCCGCCACGCGCTGGTGGCCGGTGACGAGCTGGCCTGTGCGTTTGTTCCATGTGATCCCGGACAAATCGCCGAAGTCTGCCAGCGAGTTGCGCAGGCCGCCGAAGTTCTCCTCGCTGATGACGCGGGGATTCGAGGGGTCCGCGGCGAGCTCGGACAGGTCGCGGTCAGCGGGGCGGGGGCTTGTTTTTGCCATGTAAATGCCTTGTTTTTATAACGGGGGACGGTCGCGCTTCGCGGCGGCTGCCTCGCCCAGAAGCTCCTGGTAGGCGGTCAGCAGCCGCTCAAATTGGTCCTTCAGCTTGCGGTAGTACTCGGCCGCCCC